TGAGATCGTCGTTGGAGTTCTGCCTGTTCTTGTAGTCTTGGCTACGTAGGTGCGGCAGTGTGATGCTGCCGATATCACTGATGTCTGCGTAGCGCTGACTAAATTCCTGAAATGAAAATGAACGATGACGCAAGATCTGTGGTGAGATTGCACGCGTGGTTTCAATCTCAACGCACATGTTTCCCATTTCAAATGGTGACCAGTGCTTGTGCTTAATCAGATACTTAAGCAGGCGTGGTGCTGTATCCATATTGTCTTGATTACTCGGTGCAGAGACCCGAGCCATCTTGACAATCATCTCTTCTGCATTGGGTGTGACCCAAATAAGTTCAGTGTTCATTGATCACAGTGCAGTAGGTAATGCCATTCATTGCTCGGGTCAGTGTACCTGACCACGTCGCAATTCTTGTACCTGTCTACAAACTTAAACTTTTCTACGGGTTCAGCATTGTTTTCAACAACTGCGTAGGTAAGAATCATGAATCCAAGGATTGCAATAGAAGTTGCAACAGCTCGGATGATCATCTCAGTTCGTTCATCCATCTCATTCCCCTGGAACAATGACTTCTTTCATCAGACGCTGGAGTTCTGATGCTGGACAGATACGCATCGTAGCGTGTTCTGTTGGTGATACCAGGTGATCCCATTGGATCACTAAGAACTTTTGTTTGCGGCCAAGGCTATTTGGTTTTTCAACGATGTTCAGAACATTGCCGTACCGCTGGCTGCGGTATTGAGCAATACGTTCTTTAACTTCGTTACGAATAGCAAAGATGCCATGAGCCTTGGGACGTTCCGCTACGCGATCACCAACGGCATAAGTGAATTGACGCTTAGTTGTCATAGTGATTGCAGTCGTAGGAATCAGTGGTGTCGTATTCAGGAAATTCAAATGCACAAGCATCGCCCTGGTTATGAGAGCAGTCTTTGCATTTGATGATCGCTGGTTGAGATGCTAAAGCGTTACCGCTTAGCAACGCATAAAGCTTAGAGACCAAGATCAAGTTCTGCTGTGCTTCGTTGTAAAAATCAGCAGATACTTCATAAGTTGTAAAGCGGATACCACAGCACTCGCATTTTTTGCGACGACGTGTGGCATCAGCTGTCTTCCTGGATTCAATGACTCGTAACCCAGGTTGCTTGCATTCAGGACAATCAGGAAGGATTGGCTTCTGAAAGGCCATCAGTTGAATTGAGGTTCAGGGAGTCAAGATAGTAAGCAGTTTGTTCAGCACCAAGTAACTTGAAAGAATCTCTGATGAGTTCATTCTTTGGTGCATCTTTGTAGAACGCGTTAAGAAGTTGCTCAGCAGTTTCAAATGCATCGCATTTGCCTGTGAGTTTTGTCATGACATCAGATGGCATGTTGTCAACAATCTTCTCTACCATGAACTGGCAGACGCGTTCCCATTGTTCGTCAGGAATACAATCAGCGATAAGTTCTGTTACATCTTTGGAGACAATTGATTCTGAGATCATGAAGAAAAGACCCCCGCTGATGCAGGGGCCGAACATTCCGAGTAGATCTTAGGCAGCTTCTGCAGTGGTGTCTAGGGGCTCGTCTAGGACCCCTGACTCACGAAGCTTATCGAGCATGCCAACCATGAGTGTGGCGTGTGCTCTGGTCTGTTCCATGAAGTGCTTAGCACGTTCTGGTGAGATGGTGTGAACAGCGCCGTTGGGTTCAACGTAGCGCCAGCTTCCATCAGGTTGCGGTTCCCCCTGGAGCGCAAGACGCTCAGAGTTATGGACGTACCGCATCTCGAGATTGTGGTAGTCACGCAAACCATCGGAGCTGGTCCAGGTAGCACCTAGGTTGTAGCGGTTGTCATCATCCGCATAAGCATGAAACTCAGGGATGAGGGACTTGAAGGCAGCAAAGAATTGCATGGTGTTGAATTGAGTGTGGTTGGTGCAGACGGCGGGAGTCGAACCCGCAAGGGCAAATGCCCGACGCATTTTAAGTGCGTTACGTATACCTATTCCGTCACGTCTGCATCACTTGGACTTACGTCAATTGCATCTGACTGCCAAGTGTGATCATGAGGCAGGACTTCCATTCCGTAAGTCCAGCTATCGTAGTCATCCTCGTTGCGTGGATCGTCTTCGATCAATACGTACTGAGGTGAGTTGTCGTGGATGTAGTCACCAAGGTTAGCTAATGCCATAGCAAGTAGCTGTTCATCGGTGTGTTTCATGGTTAAAGAGGCGCCCTTTAACGAGGATAGGACGCCCCTGCTGTGGCATCAGCTGTTAGAGCTTAGCTCAGCTTCACGAGATTGCAAGGCTTGCTTGAATGCTTGTGAGTATTGCTCACGTTGCTCATCAGTGAGGCGTTGGTTGGCAACACCTGAGATCTGAACAACGTTCATGACACCCATGGATACATCCAGCTGGATCGTGAAGGTCGGCTTGCCATCAATCATGCAAAGCACAATGAAGTGTTTACGTTTCTTGATGTCTTCTGCATACCTGGATGCAGAGCCAACACAGTTGCGTACTGCTTGTCCCCACTGTGCCAGCTGATGAGTGTCGACTGGCTGGAAGAATGTCCAATCACTGCCGCTGATGTTGACTTTGATCGGAGCAGGGAACAGATCCTGGTGCAGAGCCTCCTTACGGTTGGTTACCTTCCATGCTTCGGCTTGCACGTAGTCATGGAAGTCAGGCATACGCCAACGCTTGGGTGCCTCCAGTTCCTTGCCGCTCTCCAGGACACGCATGATCATGGAGAAGGTGTCATTCATCTCAAAGTATGATTTGACATGATAGTCATAGTCACTAAATGAAGTACGAGGATAAAGAGGTTCTACTTCATTGAACTTGCGTAGCATATTGAAGAAGGATGCAACAGGCATGTGCTGGCGCAACCATTCAATTAGACGTTCGTCATATCTAAAGTGATTTAGGTTGATGCAACGCAATTCATCGAAGTATGTGCGGTAGTGATCGACGGGGCAGTCAGGCCAGATGCGAGTAATAAATTCGATAGAGTTACATGTCTGCTCAAATTCCTTGAAGCCGTATTTAATAGATTTGCGTTGTGTATTCTCTGGGTTGTTGTACTCAGTAGTTGAACGATCAAGCATTGCTTGAAGCTGCTTCTTGATATACGGAGTGGTAATGATTGCTTCGGTCTTAGTTAAGCATGTACCGTAGGAAGAATAACCATAGTCATTCTTAAGCAGCTTAGATGTTGCAATTAAGTTATCAACAGTAAGTTGATACTTGGTTTTATCAGGTATAGGCTTGCTAAAGAATGCAGGCATTTCAAGTGCATCAATAAGATTGTTGCAACGTAGACGTTCAAAGATGCTGCGACAGTCACTCCATTGAGGAATAGTTGTCATCAGCTGTGATTCAAATTTATTGATTGCCTCGTTAATATCACGAGCTTTCTGGTAGTAACTAGCAACACCCATGGCACGCCAGTTGCGACCGTCTTTGCCATTGATGATGTCTTGCTTTGTTACTGTTGCTGAGTAAGTAAAGACCTGTGAACCACGACCAATGTTGTGTTCAGTGCAATGATCTTTACTGTTCCAGATGCTGTGAGGTACAGCTTTAGCAGCAGCTGAGGTGTTTTTAAATGCATAGGCATAGCCATAGAGATAGTCTTTACCACGTTGAGGTAGCCATGCTGCGTACCAGCATTGCTCGAAGTGATAGAGGATAGCAATAGGTACAGTGCGTGCTTGTGGGGTTGCTACATCCACAAGCTTGGTAAACAATTGGAAACGCCCTGGTGCTAGCTGTGCATTGATGTGATCAATTGCAGTCTGTTGGTAGCTAGAGCGTACGACATCTTCAGGAATGAGATGAGGGATGTTGCCAAGGGGATACTTGGCTTTCTTCGCAGGCTTCTTGTTCTCTGCTTGCTTAGCCAAAGCCTTGAGCTTTGGGTCATAAGCCAGGAGTTCTTGTTGCAGGTTGGAGGGAAGTTGGAAATGCATGAGTCAAGTTCGTAGTTGGTTCGTAGTGTTGAGCAGTTTAACGTCATGCTCAGGACGTGATGTCATTACGATTCAACTGATAACAATTGAATGTTGTAATGTTTGATCCATTCCAGCAGCTTTGCTGTGGCCTCTGGTGATTCCAGACCAATGCATCCACTGGTACCGGACTCACCGTTGAGTTTGCCCCAGCTTGGATCTTGGTGGAAGCCAAGGGCAGAACGATTGGTATTGAACAAAGGAATCACTGGTACCCAGAATCCTTTGCCAAGTTCTGGATCATCAAATGGTGCACGGGCAATGCCGTACCTATCGATGGAGTATGTACCAATGGGCAATGGTGATTTGTTGCCAGCAATGTTGCGATTCGCCGTTTGCTTAGAGGCACGTCCTGTTAGAGCAGGCATGCTGTCCAGGACTTGACCGTTAGCAACCAACTGTAGTTTCCAGATTGGATCTTTGGTTTGCTTAACGGTTTCTTTGGTGCGAATCAGCAGCAGCTTTGCTGATGGACGTTTAGGGATCACAGGCACTGGTACACCATCCTTGAGTTGAATCAAAGGACGATCAGAGCCAGGCTCTGGCAGTGAACCAGGAGTTGGTGTGGCATCTAATGGAAGCATCCCATCAGGAATTGCACGAGCTACATCTCCAGGCCCTTGTTCTAATGGTTGTGTATACATCAATGAACGCAAGTGATCTTGTTGTTCATTGTGATGTGCAATCATGTTATTGACTTGGTTAACTGCAATAGCAGAACCAATGCCAAGGGCTGATGAGATTAATGCAATCATTGGAAGTTTCATAAGTTACATATTGCCTGGACCCGTAGGCGCAGGCGGTGGGTAGTATGCAGGTGGTGCATCAAAGTTGCCAGGGCCAGTACTTTGAATGCGAGGTGGAGGTGGCGGAGCTACAGGCTGTGGCGGTGGAGCAGGTTGCTCAACTACAGTAGGTGAAGGTTCCTGCTGTTGCTCCTGCTGCTTTACAGGTTCTTCCTTGGTTGCACTTGTAGTTTGACCAGTCTCTTTAAGTTTGGCTTCCCATTCCTGTTTGGATTTCTCCTGAGGATCAGGTTCAAGTTTGCCATCTGGATCAGGCTTATTGTCTGGTATCAATGAACCCATGACCATTTGCATGGTGGCTACACCAGCACAGGCAATGATGAAACCAATGAGGGCGGCGATACCAAGAATAATCTTCTTTGTCATCGGCAGAGATAGTCAGAACGCATCCAGCCAACAAGACCGTTGTATTCAACACGGTACCAACGCATTTGGTCACCGCCCCATACCCAGTCCAATGCCCTGAGGTATTGACTGTCTGGAATGGAGGCAATGACTGTGTTGTTCTTGGATGGACCGTTGCGTAGGTTGACAGATGAACCAGGGTCTCTGGTACATGTCATAGCCCACTGTGCGTGTGCTGGAAGTGCAATGAGGAAGTTAAGTGCGAGTAATGAAAGCCAGTGTTTCATTGGTGGATAGATATTGTTAATGGACAGTTTAACGTCATGTCCAGGACGATATGTTAAAGATTTGGAACTTCTTTAACGTATGGGTTGTAACGTGTAAAGCCCGTAGCTAAATAGACACGACCTTTAGGACCACGTAGTACAAAGTACCAACGTTTGAATTCAATTGAGAATCCAATCATTCGTCTGAGGTGTCAACAAGTTGCCACTGTGGATCGAGCCGATCAAGATACTCAGCGAAGCCATCTTCGTCAAGAGGGATTGGTTCGTCTGGATCCAATTCGATAGTTGTTGTACAAAGTGCTGGAGCCCACTCTTCAGGATCGAGATAAGTCGCCCGATAGAGCAGGCGCATTTCGTCAACAACTGCTGTAACAGTGACATGAGTGTCGGTGAATTGAGTGTCTTCGATAGCAAGGACTGAACAGTAGTTAGTCATTAGCCTTCATCGATGTAGGAATAAGACTTGGTAATGACACACTTGTACTTGTTCCATAGGCGAGCAGTTTTAAACTCGCCATGAAAACGTTGTTCATCAAGTATGTTGTCTTGTGCTCTGCGCATAGCGCAGGCAGCAAGATTAATTCGATCAAACAAGTTGATGTTGTCGTAGTAAGCAGACATGAGCTGAGTTGAGTAGGTGGATAAAACCTGGGACTTATACTGTCTCCTTCTGTGCTGTTTGCACAACGAGTACAGACGCCCAGTTCTTTAGATTAATTTAATGTTTGGAATGCTTAGTCCAGTGCCAGGGATACTGACTGATCCTTTGACGCCATTGGGATTGGCGTTGAGAGTTAGCTGGAATGGACCAAGCTTGATTGCTTTGGTCAGTGATTTGACACCGTGTTCGGTGATGTTCACACCATGAATGGTGCGATCAAAACTAATGAGTGATTTCTTAGTCATTTGAGTAACTTGTGAATGATTTCATTGAGAGTAATTGTGAAGCACAAAATACTAACAATGATAATGATTGTTACTTGCCAAGTAATCATTTGAGATCGTCTGGTAGGAGTGCTTGGGAATCGTCGTCGTCCATGTTTGTCATAACAAACTTCTGTCCATCGGGGGATATAAAGCCCCCGATGAATCCCATTCCGAGACGATCTGATGTTTCCTTCATGCGTGCAACTAATTGCATGGCTTGAAGTCTTTGCATATCCAGAGAGTCTGGTATGCGAGGAGTGTTGGGCTTGGTCATTGGTGTTGAGTTGAGTAACTGATGAAGTCTATCAGGGATGTCAAGGATTGATTGGTGGATAAGTAAAGGTTATACATAGATAGTTCTTATGTATATAAAAGGATCCCCCTGGTACTCCCTGCGGGGGTGTGGGGGATTGCTTAGATGCCTGCCAGGCTTGGATCGTATCGAGGTGTTGGATCGTAGTCGATCTCATCTTCAAGCATGCCAATCACTTCTGTGATGACATCAGCGGTTTGATAGTTGAGATGTGCATCCATTTCATGACGCTTGCTCTCACGTTCTTGGATTGCTTTCAGAAGGTTTACCACCTCTTTCAGCTGGTGGTACTCATTCTTCTTCCAGTCAATGGTTGGGTAGGACTTGGCTTGTTCCATGAGTTGTTTGGTGTGAAGTGACAGTAAAACCTGGGACTTACATACCGTACTTACGTCGGTAAAGCCCAGGCTATGACTGATGTATTGGCATGTATTCGCCATTCGCAAATAGCGAATATACTACGGAAGTATTGTACAGTCATGGGCCAGTCTTGGTGGAAGCATGATCCAACTTGTGTAGTTGGCACTGCTTCTGTCTACACGTATCAAGCCGTATTGTTCCAGCTTGATCAGTGCGTTGAGATATTGTTCAACCCTTGAGTTTTGACCGGGACACCTTGGTACGTAACACGGTGTGTTCTTGTACTTCTTCCTGTGGTTCAGGAAGTACATGTAAAGGTTCCGTTGGTTGATGCTCAGTCCAACGGGTGGTGTGGCTGTGAGTGTCATCAGCAGTAGTGTGGTTTGGATTGAGGGTAGACCTTAGCGAAGTCATTGGAGAAGTTGACTTCGTAGTTTGAGTACGTCGTTGAGATGCCGAGGCTTGGTTGCTCGGCGATCTCATATTCGTCGTAGTACTGGATGAAGGTTTGGACTGCTTGCTTCTTGGAGAAGACGCAGTGGGTGAGGACTGGGAGTCCTGCTTGGTACCACCAGCCACCTTCCTCTGGACCGCCGTAGTTGAGCGTCGTTTCATGGATGGTGATTGTTGTTGGGTCTTGGTACTCCCACTCTTGGTGGACTTGATACCTTTGGATGGCAAGTCTTGCTTTCCAAGTGCGTGGGTAGAACTTGCGGAGTTCAGAGACGTAAGACATTTGAGTGCGTCTATGAGGATTTCAATGAGAATTGAGATGATGACAAGGACATGCAGAATGATGTCGATGTCATCTTGTTGTATGTGCTTAGCTTTGGTCATCGTGAAAGTCCTCCATTGGTTCGATGAGTTGAAATTCGGATTGATCTGCTTCACGCATGGCTTCTTCTAGTTCGTCTGCACGATCAGCCATGGCGTCAAGCAAGTCAGCCTCGTAGTTGTTGTCGAGTTGAGTCATGGTTTGAATTAGATAAAAGGATTGAGCAGTTTAAGGACATACTCAGGTCCATGAATGGTAAGTATGTACTACTGCGTTAGTTAGATCTTCACGTGGGTCCAGGATGTACCCTTGTGAATATTGGAGATTGTGTGGTGACTTACGTTGTACACACGTGCAATCTCTTCGTAAGCTTGCTGACGTGACTTGAACTTATTCATGATGTCTTTATCAGACAGCATGAGTTTAATCTCACGTACAGACTCATTGTTGAGCTTGTAGTTACCGACATGCGGTACAAGCTTCTTCGGTGATTGATTAGTTGTAACCCTCTGATCCTTGGTAGCAAGTTTCTCGAGATAGGCAAGGCCTGCTTCTCGTTCATACTTAGCTCTGGAATCAGCCTCCTTAACAGCCATCATCTGTGGTGCCGGCTGTTGAAGGGGGACGGGGGGAGTGGTGTTGAAGACGTTCTTGATGGGGAAGCCCAGTGTGACTGATGCTCCGTCCTTGGTTACTGAGACAGTAATCTTGCCATCCCGAGTGATGACAGAGACATGGTCAGGACTTTGAACGTCGAGTTGGCTGAGGGGTTCCATGGCTTTGATTGGAGTGAGTGCGATGGATGCAGATAGAGAATAGCTGGTACGTACAGGGATGCAAGTACCAGCCGTAGTGTCGTGGTCTTACGGGACACTAGTCGTGGGGTACGAAGTCAGAGTCGTTGAGGAGTTGATGGACTGACAGGCAGTCCTCTGCGATCTCATCTCTGGTGCAGCCGTCCCATTCAATGCTTTGATCCTCGATCACCTCGCAGCCGATGTCTTCGAGCTGATCAGAGAATTGCTTGAAGGTACGTGCGTTGCCCCAGACGTGGGCATAACGCCCAGTGAGATCAGCGACCAGTGCGATGTGTAGTCCCATTGCTTTGAGTGTTGATGTTTGTGAGGTCGACGCCAACCATTGCGCATGCCGTCATAACCGAGATGGCAATGACGAAGAGAGCGCAGATGAAATTCGTACGTCGTGCTTGGAGAGACTGACCGTACGAATCAAGTCTGATGTAACGGTTTCGTCCGAGCCTGGTTGTGTGTTGCATAGTGTTGTATGTGATGGATGCAGGAGGTGAGTCCTGCAGTAAAGGCCCGAAGGCCCTTAGAGCAGAGCTCTGTCAGAAAGGAATTTCTTCCAGGGTAGGTTCCACTTGTGCCCTGGATTCCACCAAAGCTTTGGGCTTAGGTGAAGAACCGATGGTTGCTCGGACATTCGTCAGTGCAATCTCAGGATACTTGAGTGGAAGGAGTTGATTGTCCTTGGTGTAATGCGTACGGATGCTAGAGATTCGTACGTCATATTGACTGAGGATAAGTTGTTGTCCTATCACAAACGTACCGTTGCGATAGGCAGTTAACAATCCATTGGAATTGTTAAATTTAATCCGACAGGATCTGTCGTAGGTATCATTGACTGCAACTGTAATTGCAAGGAATTCACGACCCTCATGGGTCGCAATTTCCATGTAAGTAACGTTGCCAATGATGGTGTTAGAGAACATGGTTGAGCTGAGTTGAATTGATGTACAGGATGTTGAGTCCTGCAGAAAACCCACCGTCGTAGTACATACGTACTAGATGGAAGGGTTAAGTGCAGGAGTCTTACTTGACGATGTACTGACTGTTGATACAGAAGTAGGTATCGCCAAGAAAGCCACGTGTTAGTACCAGGTTATGACCTGGTTTGTCGTGGCATGTGTTGATGTAATGCTTGTTAAGTGCCTTCTGTCCGATGACAGAAAGAATCATGCCAAGTCCTGTGCCAAGTGTGATGGCAATAACAGAATCAAACATGTGATTGTTAGTCATGATTCAGAAGATAGTACCGATAAGTGAGTCGTAGTCTTGTGTGATGCAGTAGTCGAGATAGTCACGCATCTCTTCATAGAGCTGCTTGACTCCATCTGGTAGCCCAGAGCCGAGTGTGCGTACGTCGATGTCCTTCCATTCACCTGCAACCTTCTTCTCGAAGTGCAGTTGAGTGGACTCACCTCCGTACCATACGACTCTGTGCAGATGCTCGTACTTGGGTTGATAGATCATCATGGCAATGAATAGTAATGAATGAACTCAGATCTTGTAGCCGTTGCCGATGCACCAGTCACGGTGGATCTGGTCACGATGCTTGGGCCACTCATGATTCTTGCACTGATCTGCTGTTGCCTTGTCAATGAAATGCATGGCAACAAGAGGGACAGTGCCAAGAGAGAAAGCCCAAACAATCAGTGCGGCAAATGCTGACTCGTTCATGATTGGTATGGTGTGATTGATAAGCCAGGCCTGATGACCTGGCAATAACTGGGCAGGGGATTGCACCCTGCCTCCCGCTTTAACGGATCAGCTAACGAAATCTTCAGGATCCATGAGGTAAAGAAAACACATAGCTGTGTAAATCTTGTGTTCATCCCAAGCTTCCGCTTCGGGATAAAGCCTGATCACCTCCTGGAACTGGGTAACAAACCATTGAGCATCGGCACCGTACACAGGCACGGAACCAAGCTCATCGTTTGCCATAACCTTGTTAGCAATTTCAAGTAGTGTCATGATGGTGTGAAGTAGATGCCACTGATTGTGGCAATAACCAGAGCCAGGCATTGCACCTGGCATGGGAGCTATCACTCACCTGGCTTGAAGCTGCTTAGCAAACTTACGTGCTTGATCCACTGACATCGTGGTGCTGCAGTCGTATCCCTTCTGACCCTTACGGATCTGCTTAGTGATACGTGCAAGGTTGATGTTGTGGTTAACCACGAAGAAGTAGACAGCTGTTGTGGTGCTGATGGTGCAGTAAATGTTCATGGTGTTGAAGTGGAATGTAACGTTGCTACGTTTAACGTCCAGCTTGACGTTGATTGATGTAGAAACAAAGGCACTTGCTTCGTTCCGTCAGAGCTGTTGTTGTGATACAACTGAGCTACTGTCGTCAGCTAATCAAAGCTACTGTCTTACATGAAGCCTATTGTGACGGGGAGATTTGCCCCTTATATGCCGGACTATAGGAGGAGTTTGTCACGAAATCATAACAATTAGAGAGACATTGATAAGATCTTCGTCTCAAATTCAGTTAAGTTCGTGTTATACTCCTCCAAATTCCAGCTCATTTAATAGGGGTACCCCCTCCTTTCTTTTTTTTCTATACACATTCCCCTTCGCGGGGGGTGGTGGAGAAGCGTCAGCAAATTCTATTCCCTTTTTTGGCCTATATAGGGCCGGTCTTTTGTAAAAAGTGTAGGTATGTCGAGGGTTTTGCCCAAGAAAACAGACAAAAATGCCGGGGTTTTATCCCCGGCTGTACTTAAAACTTACTTTTGTTATTTGATTTACAGGTTTTGCTTGCCCCAACGGGACGCCGCAACGGTTGCCTTGGCGTAATTCTCTGGATCTGGACGTTCTTCCGCAAGTTTATTACGTGCACCAAGAATAAAGTTCTTAACTTCCATATCATCAACACCTTCCGAACTTAATTTGTCGGCTGCATCAGCAATCGCAGTTAATGCAATTGCTTTTTCCATGCGGTTCTTAGGGTTCATTGCCGCTTTTTCCTTTAACAGCGTTGTTATTTCTTGGTAATAGTCTACCGTATACCGTATTTTTCTAAATTCTTCCCCTTAAAATACAAATAACAAGAAATTTATAGCTCATAAATATCCAATGGCGTTATCTCCTGCCGATTTTGCCGCCTATAGCCAAGCTGCTGGTATCCCATACCCAGAAGATCCAGAAGAAAGGGCAGCATTAACGCCGCAAGTGCGTGAGTTCCGCCAAAATCAACTCCGTCAACAGGAATCAAGCTCTTCCTTACCAACCATCGCAGGTCTTGCAGCCCTGGGCCTAGGAGCAATTGGTCTTGGCCTTGCAGCACGCAGGGGTTTTGGTGGCAAAGCTCCAGTTGGTGGACGAAAAGGCGGCATTACCCTCACTGATTTAAGCAAAGCGGACGTACGTGACGTTAATGTTGCAAAAATTGCGGAGCCTGCACCGTCTCAAATTGCTCCTCGCAGCTTAATTCCAACAGAAGCAGAAGCAATGGCGCAGTACGGGCGTCAATTAGCAGAAAAATTCCCAGAGCCTACGGTATTTGAGATGGAAGCATTAAATGCTCCGTCTCGTACCAGTAAAATCCTTGCCAATTTAGGAACGTTACCTCAATATCGTCCAGATCCCAAGGATATCAACTATCAACGCTTTGGTCCGGTCTCAAAAGAAGTTGCGGCTGCACGTCGTGAGCAAGCAACGCAAGATCTTTTGCATTTTGCGCAACAACGCCAGGAAGACGCTGCCATCGTTGTAGCACAAACCATTGGTGCCCTGGAATCCGGAGAAGATCAAATCACTGGCCGAACCATGCGTGGTACGCAACGCAATGAAGACTTGGATCTTGCAGAAGTCAATAGTGTTGCTCGGCAAACGGGAAGCGCAAACGTTGCTGCATCAATGACACCAGACGGTGTTCCCGTTGATCAAACAGATTTAACTTACTTTGCTACTGAAAAACAATTTCTATCACCTGGACCACTTTTGCAGCAGCGTGCAAAAACAGTTTCAAGATATCAAACGCCTACGCCCGTTTCTTTAATTGCTAAATATCCAGCATCTGCTGAAGACCCACAAAATATTGGCCGTTTCCCAGGAGCTCTTGGTACAAGCGCAGAAGATCTTGTCACATTTACTCCAGCCCATGGTGGAGTTTCAAACGTTGTTCGCCGTGGAGGCTTAGAAATTACTCCTGTTGAAGGTCGCATCGCTGGGTTGCCTGCGAGGTACACTGCTTTGCCAGCCGGACGCTTAACAGAAGGTTTTCGTTTTACTCCTGCTTCTCCTGCAGTTCCATTAACTCCCGAAACTGCACTTGCAAAGTTAACTGAATTCGAAACTAGCAAAAACTTGCAGATTGCTAATGCAATGGAGCGTGGTTTAAACGAAGCTCGTGCACGCCGTAATGTTCAAATTACACCAAGCCAGCAGGAAGCTCTTGAAGTATTATTGCCAACTTATTCTCCAGAAGATGTAATGAGTCAGCCTGGCTTAAAAGCTTATGGTGACATTACAGCTGCTGAACGTTTCACAGAGGAGATGTCCTCCAAATCAGGTCGACTTGAGTCTTTAGAGCAAGGTGGTTTCTTAGAGCAACAAGTTGATCCTGGTGAACTGCGTGGTGAACCGCGTCAAGTGCGTAGAGGCGTCATGATTTCTCCAGCCTCTAAAACAAGTTATCGGGGTGTGATTGGTCGCCCTGGTTATGGCATTTATGGTGAGCAAGCGGGCGGTCGCGCAGGAACACCTGTGTTTGGCGCAGGAGCTGTAGAAGCAGCAAAAGAAATTAAAAATGAAGGAGAAACTCGTGGTATTACAACACCAAGAAAATTTATTCCTGGTTTAGACGCTCCTGAAACTGAAACACCAGAGGGCTTTGTATACACGGAAGAGGCCATGGTAAAACCAACGCGAGCTAGCGGCGGTTATAAAAAATATGGAAGCCAGCCACCAACACCCAAAGCAGCAGCAACAGAATCCCTGAATGTTTCTTCTGAACTATTGCGTTTACAAAAAGAACAAGGTCCAGAAGCTGCGCAAGCTTTTCTTGATAAAATGATGGAAGAAAGGCAAATTTCTGCGTTAGGCTCTTCGCAGCCTTTACGTCAACGCATTAATCGTCAAGGGCGCTTTACTTCTTGATCATGACTGAAAAAAAGAAAGACAAAAAGTGGATTCAAGGCATGGAGATGAAGGAGGGTGCCTTCACTGCCAAGGCCAGGAAGAAAGGAATCACTTCTGCTCAACTGCAGGAAAACGTGCTTTCCAACCCAGATAAATATGATGAAAAAACTGTGAAGCAAGCACGGTTACGTAAAACTCTGGTAAGTTTAAAAAAGAAGAAAGATAGCAAAGAAACCGAGGGCTAATGGCAAAAGATTTTCGTCTTGATCTTGGTCGTTATATTGATTACACCAAAGATATTTTTGCCAAGAAAAAGAAACTCAACTTTGATGAGCTCTTTTCTGCTAAGGCATCAACAGGTGCATCCCCCTGGATGCCAAGCCGCTTTGAGGGCAATGACTTAGTGCGTCGATTACAGACGCGCAAGTTGCAACTTAACCCAGGACTTAACTTTGTTGGTGACCAACCAGAAGAGTACGAGGTGTTTGCAGGCCTTGGACGGTTCCGCCGCAAGGATGACTACGACTTCACTACTGGCCGCCCAAATACTTCTTTACGTCCAGAGAATCAACCAGGCTATACACCCTTCTGGAAAGAAGCATATGACCTTAGCCCAACTTTAAAACCAGACAACCGTATTTCTAATCCAATGCCGCGAGCGTCTAATCCAGACCCCCGTGGTTACCTCATGGCAATTGCTGAGAAGAAAGCAGAAAACGAAGTGGAAGATAATAAGTCCGTTTCTCAACTTCTTCAAGGTAATCAAGAAGAGAAAAAAGCGTAACGTTTATAATGAAAAAAAAGATAAATAAGTGAACTTCCAACGCCTTTTAAATTTTGCGCGTCGTAATACAGGGGATGTAGCAAAGGCTGTTGCCCCAGGTAGTGCGTTGGCAGCTGGCTTTGGTTTACTGGAAGGCCCAGCTGCAGCAGCCACGTATGGCTTAATGGACTTCGCTGCAGCCTACCCCGCAACAATGTTGGCACGAGGCTTGACGCGTAACGTCAAGAATCCCCTGGTACGCAGCACCGCAGAAAATGTCGCCAACATCGGTGCTTCTCTTGGCTCAACTATTGCGGCCAGTAATTTAATTTATGACAATTCAGCATTAGCTCCGCAAGCTGCACAAGTAGCGCAACAAGTTGAACAACGTTCTGCTGTTAATCATTTACCCTTACAAGAGCAACAGGTTGCCCCTGGCACTCAATTCCAAACAGTTGGTCTTCCAGATGCCAAGCAATTTGAGCAGTTTTTAAATCAACAAGGTAATTGGACGAGTTACCTTTCACCAGAAGACCAGGCTTTACTTCAGCAAGCGCGGGGCTTATAGAAATGGCGTTTCAAGAATTTCTAAATAAAGTTACTTCTGTTGGGGAGAAACTTAAAACAGGTGCTCGCGCAAGTGCAGAAGCTAGTAAACGTGCTGCTTTATACAATCCAGATTTACCGCCCGAGTTTAACCAAAAAATTGAACGCAACCCCAGTGTCTTAAAAGAGATCCCAGGTCTCCGTGGGCGCTACCACGACGAACTGCGTTCATTAGGTGTCTCGTTCTCTGAAACCCCCGTGGAGGCGATGGGGGCCTTAGGTACGCGGTTAATGACCGACTTAACCAATGATGGAACGCGTGGCATCTATTGGCGATACAACCATCCGCTTGCCATCTTTGAAGCAGGTGCGAAGAAGGCGATTGGCAAGGAAGCTTACGAAGAGCTTGGCCCAGCAAAAACAGGTTTAATTGCGGCGGCAATCACCGTACCAGCAACAGCAGCTGCTGGTGCCTATAACATTTTCAATCCAGGTGAGATGTTTAGGCCAAAGGGTTTTGCACAAGCTTATGCAGAAGAAGGTTCAGAAGATCGTAGAGAAACTTCTCAACCAGTACCAGAACTCTTTGAGCGCTTTTTCTTAGGACGCACTGGTCGTCCATTGAACTATGAAACTGCAAAACAAGATATCCCTTCTTTAACCCCAGAACGTTACGGTAATTATCTCCGTAATTAATACCAAGACAAAGGTCTTCTTGGTGTTGTTAAATTTACACCTGAGAATTTAGAAGGTGTACCTGAGGCCAGGATGCTTGGTTATCCGGTAACTGTTCCTGCCGTTACGGCTGCGGTAGGCGGCGTTGCTGGCGCAGCGGCGGCTATTCGTACAGCACCAACAATTCGTAATTCTTTCCGTCGTGGTCTTGCTGGTGCAGCTGCTGGATCAGTTGGTGGCGTCATGCTTGGCAATCTTGCCAACTCTTTACTTGCTTCTAAAGCAACACAACAAACGATGCCAACTTCTGCTCAATATGAAGCATTGGGTGCTGATAGAATCTAAAATATAAATCAACAGTAAGGCGAGTAAAATGCTTGTCGATCAATACGGTAGGCCTATCCCACCAGGAGCGCAAGCAGGAGGTGCCCCTTCTGGACAGGAGTTCCTTCAGTCTTTCATGACGCGTGGCAAGGACATTGCCGGTAAAGCAGGTGAGAAAGCGCAGGCAGGTTTAAGCGTACTTGGCAACACTCTTGGTGGTCTTCCCACTGGCCGTCTTGGCTTACTGGGCGGCATGATTGCTCCCACCATGACTGCGGTAGAGGAAGCGCAAGCCGGTCGTCCAACGGGTGCGTTAGGTGCATTAGCTGGTGGTGCTGGTGGCGCAGCATTGGGCGCCGGCATCGCGAAGATGCTCCCTGGTCCTTATGGCAAGATCGCTGGTGCCGTCTTGCCAACCATCGGTGGCATGTTAGGTGCTCCTGTTGCTGCCCAGGCGTCTGAGTCTGTTCGTCAGAAAGCAACGGGCGAACCCACCAAAGGTAAAGAAGGTGAGTTCTCCACTCAAATGGCAATGGCTCAGCAAATGGGCGAGCTTGGTGCTACGCAGTATCGTACTCAGATGGGCACTTACACCAGTGCCATGAAGGATCTCTCGAAGCATTATTCGGATCAACAGTATTACGATCTGCAGCGCAATATTCCTCTCATCGAGAAGATGAAGAATAGCGAGCTGGTGCGTCAACAAGCTTTGATGAATACTCAAGGTCAACTGCAAAGTCAGCTGGGTGTTCTTGCCACCGCTGGTGCATTGGCTCAAGGCGCACAAGCTGAGACTGGCGCCACACTGCGCACTGCCTTAACGTCTGCTCCTTACGCTGGTTCTGTTCTCCAGGCTCCTCAAATTCGCTTCGGTTGATTCCCATGGCACAGTATCAATTCCCCAATTATGCTGCTGCTGCCTTTAAAGGTGGTCCTGTAACAGGTACCACACCTTTTCAGATTAGTGGCCAACTTGCTGGTAAGTACGGCGAAACTTTAGCTGCACCAAGCAAGACGCAAAAAATTAAAGAACAGCTGGATGAACTTGGAGTGGATACGTCTACTCCAATTGGTAGTGCGCTGGCCATCAATCTTCTTCAACGTTCCCAAGAAAGTGATATGGGAACAATCAAAGAACAAGGGGAATACTTCAAGAGCTTGATGAACGAGATGGCTGACGCTGCACAGAAGCGTGCAATGGAAGCCAACGTTTTTGCTGGCATCATGAATCTGCCTAACCAATTCTCCCGTGCCATGGCAGAGCGTTATCGTTACTTCCCAGAAACCATGGAAGTTGTGGCGCAAGGCATTCGTCCTGGCACCCAGTTTGCAAATCGTCAGTACATCAATCTTTGAGGAGTAAATCATGAATCCAATGTTGGGTTTTGATCTTGCCGGCCAAGGCATCAACCTTGCCCCTGGTGCAGCTGGTGCCCTTGGTGGTGGCGGCGGTGGGTTTGGTAGCTTCTTAAGCGGTGGTGGTGGCTTGGGCTTCCTTACGGCTGCCAATGCTGTGTTTTCTGGTATTGGTCAAGCAAACGCTCAGCAATCTGCCGAGAATCAACTTGCTGCTGCAAATGCAATGTTCGATGCCAACTTTGGCAAAGATCTATTCGCATCCAACATGGATTATTTCCGTCAAAAAGATGCGCCCATGTGGGCAGCCAAAGCTTCTGTCAATGATCCTTACATGCGTCAACAGCGTTTGATGCAGGGCCTTCCAGAACTGGCTGGTCGTTATGGCCGATTTGGTGCTTTTGTTTCGTAAGTGCTAATCAGCTAAAATAAAAAACAAGAGCAATAGTCAGGTGTATTAAATGCTGCCCGCAATCCTTGGAGGACTAGCAACTGGTATTGGCGGCTCCTTGGCCGGCAGTTTGTTTGGTGGCATGGGTGGCAGCGGCCCCACTTATGAGCCATCACCAACGATGGAGGCTTTATCTGAGTATGGCCTAGGCCAAATCAAAGCAGATAAATCCCTTAAAAAAAGCCTAAAGTCTCAGTTCAAACGGATGTCCGAAGGCGGCAACCGTGGAGGTGCTGAAGCTTTTCTTGAGGCTTATCGCGGACGCTTCTCGAATCCTAAGTTTATTGAAAAAACGTTAGGTCGTAGCTATAGCAAAGATATTGATTACAACCGCCCCACGTATTTTGATATTGCTGATCAAATTTATAATCAGGCAGGCGTTGGATTTTCGGGAGACGAATATAGCAGTTTTGTAGATCGTGCAAAGGCCCGTGGCATCCGTAGTCCTCAGGCTTTCCAGGACATGCTCCGTCAGGACTTGATTGCCTCTGGCAAGATCATGACGCCACAACAAGAGCAGCTCTCTTACATGTTTGGAACTCCTTCCCGAGATCAGTCCGGGCGGATCACGAATCTTTACAAGGCCATTCCAAAGTTTGATCCTTCCTCTATGGCGCAGATGATTCCGCGAAACGACAATAACGAATATACGTTTAATATCAACTACAAACAAAACGCGTGAGGTAGACCCATGGGCTGGAAGAAAGACCTAAAAAAAGCCAACCAATCAGGCGGTGGCATTACAAAAAAAGAAATTAAACAAATCAATAAACAGTATGGAAATGCAACAGGTTCTGATCTTAGGCAAACTGCTCAAAACAAAGGTTATACATTAACCTGGAGAAATAAAGCAGCAGAACCACCTTCTTCTCCCCCTGGCGGCGGCGGATACAACGCACCTGAAAGTTTTGGCGGAGACTACACTTCAATTTTTGAAAACCTGGCACGGGCTCAGGAGAACCTTGCGCACATTCAAGGTGGTTACAGCGTCCAAGCCGCTGGTATTGGCGCTAATGCTTCTGTAGCTGCTGCAGGCCTTCGTGCCGACGCTGATAAAGAAGTTGCACGTGCTTATGCCGACGCACAAAGGTATGGTTCCGAGCTTGGTCTTCAGGGCGTTAAATACGGCGCTGACAAAGAGTCTGAATGGCGTCAAGCCGTTGCCAACATCGAAGTAAAAGGCAAACTTGATCTGCAGCCAATCATCAATGCAGGCCTTGAGCGCGTTGCTGGTATCGAGGCCCAAGCGCAGCGTGATGTAGCTGAGACCACTGGCAAGTATGGCCTTGAGTCCACCAGGGCTCGTACAGCCGCTGATGAGCGCATTGGCAAGATGCAACTCGCTGGATCAATGTACGGTTTACTTGGTGCTGCCTTCGGTTAATACTGTTTAAAATAGATACATAACCAAGTGTTATCAACATGACCGCTTCTGTTCCTACCGGCCAATCCGGTACCGAAGATTATTTTGATATTGATAAGTTCCAGCAACTGCTCGATAAGCTGGAAGGTTCCAAAGGTCGCCAAAAGCGCCAGGAATCCCTGGAAAGCCGCCGCAACATCTTTGCTCAAGGCCTTGCCAGCATGATGAGCAATTTCTGATCTCTTAGAGAGGTATAAGCCATGACCAGTAGCGTGCCCACAGGTCAAACCGATGTTGATGACTGGTTTGATCTAGATAAGTACAAGCAAGCTGCGGAAGTGGCTTATAGTTTCTCTAAGAAGAAATTGGAGGATACCGGTGCACAAGAACGAGAAACCATCGGTAAAGGCGCCCAAGAACAGCGCACGTCTGCAGAACAGGCTCAGCAGTTCAAGCAATCGGATGAAGCCAGAGACTACGGTCAGGCCCAACGAGCGTATCGATATTGAGTTATTTGACCAGTGGGTCGATAACTTAACAGCTGCTGAACAGGAAGCTTTCCTTGTCTTTGCCGAAGATACTTACTCATTTATTGAGTGTTATCTTTATGCCCGTTTCCTTGGGTATAGAGGTAGCATCATTCCATGTGAGTTATGGATTAAAGAAAGGTATCCAAAACCTGATCACAGGAAAACACTCTTGTATGAAATCGATGAAATGCAAGAGGACATCCGTAAGCTACGTGAAGACGTAGATAACGGTGTTGTTAAACGTGATGCAGGCGTCGCTCGTATTGCTTCCATGCAAAAAGAGCTTCGTGGGACGATTGCTCAGATTGAACAATTCACTTCTGGACGCGACAAGAAAGGCTTGCTCCTGGCTGGGGCAGACCGATCTATCCGCGAATTAATGCTCATCTTTAAAGACGATCCAATTGAAATTCCTCTTGAAGAAGCTTCAATGAGTGTCTGGGCTAAAATTCAATTTGAAGAAGGTTAAGTTAGAGTTAGTTAGTAATGAATCCTAATCTACCGGCAATACCAGCAGGAGATGAACGCCTAGCGGGAGGCCTTATGGGGCTGGTGCAACAGCTTCAAAGGAACCGACGTAAAGGATTTGATCCCTCTGCATCGCCGATGGCGGGTTCGGCTTCTGAAGGAGCAAGCGTATTAAACGCACTTCGTAATAAGAAACAAAATGAGCAAGAACAAAATGCCGCCGGAGCTCCTGGAGCACTTCAAGAAGAAGGAGGCCAAGAACGAGGACGGCAGCGAGATGTCGGACAAGGAGAAGCGCAAGGCCGCTTTAGACAAGGCTCGCAAGTACCAGGAACAGAAGAAAACCCGTTCCGACGAAAAGTAATGTAGTATTCAATAACATATTGAATACCTAATACCGTGCCTGCTTATCAACACCTTGCATACCGTCGTAATGCTAGGGCAGCGGCACAAAGACAACAGTTACGTCCAGCAAAGAACGCCGAAAGCATCCAACGCGCACGCGATGACTTTGGCTTCTTTTGTGAATACGTGGCGGATAAACCTCCTGCCAATCATCATAAACATTGGCATAGGCATTTTGTAACTGAAGAAGATAGTAGTTGCCTTATTAAGATTGCTGGACCAAACGTTGATCTTCTCGCACCTCGTGGGTCGGCAAAGTCCACAGTCTTGGGTTTATTGACAGCATGGGCTATTGGTATCCATACACATGCCCAGAAGCCTCTGCAGATTCTTTATCTGTCTTATACGGTTGATATTGCACGTTCTAAATCAGCAACAATTAAACGCATTATTGAAAGCAAACGGTATCAAGAAGTCTTTCCCAAGGTAAGGTTGCTAAAAAATGTAACCAGCAATGAGTACTGGTCAATTGACCATAAATTTGCTGGCATTGATACCACAGGTGAGGAACAATTTACTTTGTGCGCTGCAGGCCTTAAAGGTTCTGTGACATCCAAGCGTTCTCATCTTGTCATGATTGATGACGCAATTAAATCTGCAGCTGATATTGCGAACCCAGACATTCGTAAACAAATGCAGGAGAACTGGAACGCAGTTATTGCACCAACTATGTTTGAAGGCGCCAGGGCTATCTGTCTTGGTACTCGCTTCAGGCATGACGATATTCATGCAACAACGTTCAACGAACAAAACAATTGGCAGCAGATTGTTCTTTCTGCCATCTTGAATGATCCCAAGACAGGGGAAGAAACGTCTTATTGGCCTGAGATGTGGTCGCTTGATTACCTCAAGGAAAAGAAACGGCAGGCACCGATTGCTTTTTCTTTCCAGTACATGAATCAAGTCATCAGGCAAAACGAGTTGTCGCTTGCGCCTGAACTTATCGTTAAAGCAGAAATTTCAACTGAGTTTGATGCTCTTGGAGTAGGAGTTGACTTATCTGCTGGTACTAAAGAGAAGAATGATTACACCGTGATGGTGCTTGGCGGAAGGATAGGAGATCAGATTCACATCATTGATTACAGGCGCATTCGCGTCATGGGTAACCTTGAGAAACTTGATCAACTCAAAGAACTTTTAAATGACTGGTCCATCCTTGGCAAGGATGAAAACGGCTTGTATTATCCAACCCATTCAACGTGCGATATCTGGAGTGAGGCAGTTCAGTACCAGGCATCCCTTGAAGCAGACTTCAGGCGCGTCTGCCTAAACGGTGAAGGCCTATGGAATTTGATCTGGCATCCAGTCAAAGGCTTCCGCTCCGATAAGCTCGCACGTTTCCGTGGTGTGATGGGTTTATTTGAAGAACGTAAAGTTCTCTTTAATCGTTATCGTAATTTCACAGCCATGTTTGAAGAGATGACAAACTTTGGCGTGAGTAGTCACGACGACTGTGTTGATGCGTTGGTCTGGTTAATTACCGGTTTAATGAGAAAAGGACAATTGCATATTGATTACTGATTTTAGAATTAGAAAAAAGCTTTTTGGACGTGGGACCCGAATACATTGCAATCGGCTTGACAGCCGTAGTATCCGCTGTTACCGGTGGCAGTTGGGTAGCCGGAAAAATCCTCGGCAGGCAAAACGACCAAATCCAACAAGCTTTTAATTATATTGGTTCTCAGAAAAGAAGGATTGACATTTTGGAAGACGATCTAAAACGAATGCCGTTGGAGTACGTCCTTAAAGTTGACTTCTTAAGAGAAATTCAACAGATGCATGATAATTTTAATCAAATCAATAATAAGCTTGATAAGCTAATGGAGAAATTACTTGAGTCAAAATGAGTTATATCCTTGAAGTCCAAGAGGACGAAAACGGAGATCAATTCATTGTTTTTCCAGACGAGATCATCGAAGAGCTTGGCTGGCAGGAAGGTGATGTTCTGAATTGGGATGTACGAGGAGAAGGCATTGTCATTTCCAAAGTCAGTGACCCAGCAGGATACATGGTTGTAGAAGAGTAGAATAAAAATACTTAAATCTCGATGTAATAATGGCGACCGCAACAGCGTTTTTAGATAATTACGTTTCTGGTGCGGATGACGAAGAAGATATTGTTGTACCTACTAAAAAGACAGAAGAAGATAAAGAAACCACAACTACAACCACTGAAGCAAAAACGACAGAGCCCAAGGAAACACCTACCGCTTTCCTGGATAAATACGTTTCAGAAGAGACGCCTGTTGTCAAAGAGGAAACCAAGTCTGATCTTCTGACGGCAATTGAAACTCAACCCACGCAAGAAATTAAGGCTGAGAAGGGTTCGTCTGTTTCAGGTGCTCAATCCCTCCTGGGCGGGCTTCTTGGCAGTCTCCAGCAAGGCGCCCAACAGAAACAGCAAGAAGTTCTGCAGGAATTAAAGCAGACGGCTCAGGAAACCCCAACTGATACGGAAGCTTACAAAACTCTGGAGGAACAAACCAAGACTTATTTTGGTCAATCTCTTCAGGATTTATCTACTCAACCTACCCCTTCTGCAACAGTAGCGACAGAAGCAGCGCCACAACCTGGAGCCCCCTCAACAAAATTTCTTGATCAATATATTGGAGATATTTCCAAATCAATTCAAGGAGGTGCGCAATCAAGCTTAAGCAATCTACTTGGCAAGCCAGTTGTTGCATCTGCTTCTGCACCGACCATTTACGATACGTTCAAGCAAAATATTGGTAACGCACAGAGTCAAGCGATTGCTGCCGCACAGCAAGCTGGAAGTTCTTCTCTTGCTAACACGGATAAATACACTACCGCTGTTAATGACACGAAGGTTGAGCAATCTTATTTCCAACCTTCTTCTGTTACTGCCGTCTCTGCTCCAGCGTCTACTGGCAAACTTGAAGCACAGGCGACATCTATCACTCCGGTTAAATCAAACCCACTTCCTATCAATATCTCTCAGCTTTCAACTTCTTCTCAGCAAAACTTAGAGAACCTTACGGGTGTTACTGCAATGAAGCAGAGCATCCAACAAAGTGTCAATGCTCCTGCCAACGATATTCAACGGTTCAATTCATCTGTTGCAGATACAGCTTTAGCAGATGACAAAACAATTGATAAGGTTGCCAATGTAGCCACATCTGCCTTTTCTTCTTTACCAAAGGAAGAAAGAGAAAAAGCAGCAACCTCTTTCTTGTCTGACTTTGTGATGCAGACAGGCGGTTATTTAAACGGATTGACCGGCCTTGGCTCTTCTGTCAGTAATGTCTGGAGCAATTACATAAAACCAATCGGTGACAGATTGGGTCAGGGTCTTGATCAATTGAATGTTGTCACAGGTGAACCAGCAACTTGGTTTACGAATTATTTAACTAACAGTGGTAAAGATATGGTCACGGAGGCTGATGTAGGCCTTCCATTCCTTTTTGGTTTAGATAAATTATTAAGCCAGCCACAAAACAAAAGCAAGATTGACGGTCTCAAACCAGGAGAAGCCGTTACTGTTTATTTAGGTGGCGCTTCTGGTGGTGATGAATACCGTGTGGCAATGGCCATGGGAGAATCTGCGGTTGTTTATAAAGATCAAAACGGTAATTTGCGCATTACAGATACCAAAGATAAAGACGGAAATCCAACGATTAAAGATGGTAAGTACACCGGAAAACCTGGCGTGTACATGTTTGACCGTGGACAAGGCGGCTCTTATAAGGTAGATGCTGCTGGTCTCCCTGGCGCTTCTGATGTTTTAGATGCGATGGAGCAACTGGGTATTCCCAGGAAGGAATTTGCAATTGATATTGCTCTTGGCGCCAGCCCAGAAACGATTGCCAAACAGGTATTAACAGGTCTATCTCAAGTTCTTAAATACGCCATCCCAGCACTTTATTCAGCAGCACAAGCCAAAGATGCATTAACAGGTGGTCTTACAGAAGCAGCCAAAGGTGCCCAAAATCTTCTGACGAAAATCCTTGACAAGATGGGTCTTCCTTACCCCTTTGAAGAAGGTCCATTAGAAGAAAAGGAGTGGATTTTAAGTGGTATGTGGAGTGGAGGTCCATATTACAAATCTACAGGGGAAGTAGAAGACATGGTTTCTTGGCTGTATGGGTCAAGCAGTATTGATTCTTATCTGGCTCAACAAGCTTTAGAACGTTATCCTTGGTGGAAGCCGACTTTAATCCCCGGCCAGAATCGTATTTATAGCGTTCCGGTTCCTCATCGTTTTGCAAACCCGCAATTACGTGAAACAATCATGGGAGGAGGCGTACTATCCGCTGGCCCAGTTTGGTTTGAGTCTTATTTAAAGCGCAATCCAAAACTGCTTGGCATCAAAGCAACAAACGAAGAGCAATGGGATAAAGAAAAAGTCTTTAAAGCGACTCAAAAAGTAATTGGCGGTTTGTTCCAGGACTACTTGAACTCCATTAACAACGCAGGCAAGAGTGTCAATTGGGGCAATGTTATGAATCAGATTGCCAATAAGGGCAAGCCATAATTTGCTATAGAATAAAAACAACGCCTTAGATTTATGGAAGATCCGCAAACCAAAGCCCAGTCTTTACTGGAAAAGCTTTTAGAAGAACAAAACAATCCTCAAGAGCCTACCCCAAAGCAAGAAGAGCAAGAAAATAAATAGTAAAATAAAAAGATTAGAGGTACACCAATGATTCGATATTACGGCGAGAGCAATGTTCCAGGTGCACCTGGACAAACTCTGATGGCTGGTAGCCCTGGTTATTTCATGCCAGAAGCTGAAATTCAACAGCGTTTCCAAGAACGTTTTCAACAAACTCCTCAAGGACAAAAACTGCAGGAAAATATCCAGCGTGTTCGGGAGCAGCTTAAGAACGGTACATTCCCTTTTCAGCAAGCACAAGGAATGCCCGGCATGGCTCCAATGGGCAATACGGGAGCTCTTATTGATAACGCACAGTTTTACATGGGGCCACAAGCAGGTCAGATGCCAGCAGGTTTTCAGAACAAGTTTGTTTCCTGAAAACTGCTACCATTAAAAGAAAAGAGGAATAGGTAATGTCCGACGCAAAAGGTCGTCTACAGGAGATCATCAATGCCTATCTTGATAAAGATAGCAACATTGTTGTAGATACCAGCGTTGTCGCATCGCATATTGCTCAGATGAAGTTATTCGGCATACGTCAGGGTGTCGAGTTCTTTCCGTCTCAAGATAATTTTGGTGCGCAGAGAAAAGACTTTCTTGACCGTGTTATCAAGTACAACAAATTAGATACACGCCTTGATTCCATCTGGGAGTATTTCCTTTGTGATGGCAAAGGTCTTTTTTATATTCGTCCAACCAAGCAGAGTTATAGACTTTATTACTTCCGTGAACACGAGTACAGGACGTACTACAACGTTGACGGTGAGCTTGATGAAGTAATCATTATCTATAGCTACAAGGTTCGTCGGGGCCAGGGTTTTGGTGATCAGTTAAACACAACCAACCTAACAGGGACTAAAAGCACATATAGCCCTGGGGCAAAACGTTATATTCGTCTGTCAATTAAATCACAAGAAATTGAAGAAACGCACTCGGATGGCGAGATGTCATTCGACATGCCAACGTACGCATTAACTGGTAATACTCGTCAGTTTAAAAACAGTCTTGGCTTCATTCCTTGTGTCGAGATTCTCAATAATCCACAAGGTTTCTCGACCGAGGGTGTGGGTGAGTTTGATGCGATGGCTAATCACATCTGCACCCATGATGATTTGATGCGTACCATCCGCAAAAACATCACATTCTTTGGGAATCCAACACTGCTTTCTTCTCGTCCTAAAACAGACCTGATGGAAGCAGGAAGCGATGTTTCTGTTCAGCGTCCTTCCATTGCTGCAAACTCAGGCTTTACGAGTCCAGCACCGTTGAGCCGTTCAATGTTCAAGGCTGATCCCGTCAGTCGTGGCGTCGATGGACAGCTCAGGGTGCCACGGGTGATCGCAAACCTGGAACCTAACGACCGAGTCGGTTACATCGTCCCAGATGCAATCACTGGCGACCAAAACGCGTTTGCTCGTCAATACAGGGAAGAGATTCGTACAGCTCTTGGCGGTGTTGACGAACTTTCTATTTCCGCAGGTGTTACCGCTACAGAATACAAGTCCTTGTTTGGACGTGTGTCTGCAACATCTAAGAAAAAAGCAAATGCTATTTACACTCATGGCATTTGTAGGTGCCTTGAACTAATTATTTATCAAGAAGAACAGCTGTTCAAGACAACACTTGCAGCTGCTGCAGGACTTGAAAAACCAGTGGATCTTGAGCCAGGTGCCCCACCGGAAGCTGAAACTGCATACGAGCAAGCATTAGATCAATACAACGAAAAACTAAAGCGCATTATGATGGCGTGCATTGAGACTCAAATGATTCCACCAGGAGTCATGGGTCTTATTCCTGACGGAGATATTACGGTTCTTTGGCGTTGGCTGGGACCCGTATACGAAGATTCCACGCAGGACATCTTGAACAACTCCATTGTTGTCAGAAACTTGCAGGAATTAGGTGTTGATAGCATTGAAGCACTGAAATACCTCTTCCCGTCTAAGACGGATGAGGAACGGGCCGAGATGTTATCTGGGTTCCCGTTCAGGATGGTGAACGAATTGCAGGGTGCATACTCCGCATTCGCTAAACTAGTGGGGGGAATGATGCAGACTCCCCACCCGCAAGCACCGGATCTTCCGATGGCTGCGGATCCAAGATTGGATTTAACGCCATATCTGTATCGAACATTAGAAGCTCTACAAAAGGAGATGAGTTATGCAGGACGCTACCGTCCAATCGATCCCACAGACGAGCCAAGTTCCGGCAGCGGTGGCTCCGAGCAGCTACGTGGCACCGGCTCCCAGCAGCTACCAAGCAGCTCCGGCTCAGGCTCCAGTGGCGTATCAGGTGGGTACCAGCTACCCCCAGGCAGTACCTCAGGCGGCCCCCAGCTACCAATCCGCCCCTACTCAGTACGCCCCCCAATCCCCATCGGAGAGTCAGGGCAACCCATGGGAATCGGCGTTCAACAAGGTGGTGAACCTGCTGAGCGCACCAGTTCAATCCCCGTTCCAGGGTCAACCGTCAGCACCGACGATTCAGTACGCCCCGGCGAACTACGGCCAGCAAGCCAGCCCAGCTACGCAACAATCGGCTCAGCAGACCTGGCAAGCCAACCAGGCATACTCGCCCAACTCTTCCCCAACCTCCTCGAATCCCTCGTTGGAGGACGTAGCCAATCTGCTCCAGTGGAGCAACGAAACCCGCCACGTGGTAAGCGCGTACGGCGTTGAAGCACCAGCCATCCTCAACAACTACGCCCTCCAGCTGGAAAATATGCTGGATAGTGCAGTTGCCTGGGGCACTCAAGCCAAAGGTCTGATCGAAGGCTATGCCGAGTTTGCGGTCAATGAGCACCAAGAGAACCTGGCTTATAACGAGATCCTGACCAACCCCGATGTCCTCAGTGATTACACCCTGAAGTTCTTCGGTCCTGAAGGTCCATACCCTGTGTATGAGAGCGAAGTTGAACTGGAGACCCCTGGTTATCGCACCGAAGCAGTGAATCCCATGCTGGGCCAATTCCCTGCACCTCCTTCTGCTTCTGCTCCTCAGCAGCCCGAGAATTTCTGGGGCAGCTTTAAGCAGCAAATGGATGTGGATCCTGCAAACGCCTGGCGTCTTCTGAATCACGCCCAGCCTCAAGTTGTTGCAAACAAGCTGTTTGTGATGGAGTGAGACCATGCGTCCACTTCTTAAGTATGGTGTACCTGCCGCTGCTGGTTTAGCGACCGGTGGGTACGCCCTTTCTCAAGGTGAAGATCCAGGGTCTGCTGCTCTTGCTGCAGGTGCCGGTGCTCTTGGTGGTCGTGCTGGCTTGTTAGGTGCTCGTGCACTTGCTGGTAAGTATGCTCCAGGTCTGTATAAAGCAGGTCTTTCGGGAAAACAAGCAGCTGATTTGGAGCTTTTAAACAAAGCTGTTCAACTAGAAACACGTCAGAAAGCTGAAGGTATGCCTAAATCTCTTGAACAAAAGGGACTTGAGGCCTTGCTTTCAGGCTCGGCTAATTTACCGATTCCTCAACAAGGCCAATTTGAACGAGGTCTTGGCAAAGCTGCTGCTGCAGGTTTAGTTCCTGCCAGTGCTTTAACGGCGGCCCTTGGTGGTGTAGCACTTGGCGCTATTCCTGGCGCCATGGGTGTACCTGGTTTCCAACAAGGTGGTGCAATTGACCCTGAATCGCCTTACGTTTCACAAAATCCCCGTGGTCTTGGTGCCACGACTATGCAGTACGTGTGATATTAAATTACGGACTGCTAAAATTTGTGTTAGATAAGACACACGGTGTCTGAATCTTTCACCCGATAAAACACTTCCTGCGACACTGGAGGATAAAACAAAGTGTTCATTGATAACGACTTTCCAAAGATTCTGGGTGCGGAACTTTACCGTCCTCACCCTGCTTACATTGCCGAAATGGCAGTGGAGCCTGTGGTGGTTCACGACTTCACCCGTCAGCCTGGTCAAACCGTTCAGTTAGACCGCTATAAGTTCTGGGGTACCCCTGGTACCAAGGACAGCCGTGAGCGCGTGTCCGACCAGACCATCGGTACGGCCAACAGCCGGAACATCACCAAGGAGAAGGTCCTGGTGGTGCTTAAGGAATACACCGGTCCTGCTGATCCGGGCGATCCGACCCAGCCTTCGACCTTCAAGATTGCTCGTGAAACTCTGATTACCGCCCAGCGTCTGCTGCTGGACACCGGTAACCTGAATATGTTCCACCAGTCGATCGGCAGCCTGACTCTGCTGGACGACTACCGCCGTTGGCGTGACCGCGTCTTCATTGACGAACTGGCCAAAGCCGAAGCAAACGGTGCCGCTTCTACCACCCAAGGTGGTTACTACTTCGCTGGTGGCAAGACTAAGAACGCTTCTGGTCAAGTTAGCTACAGCGCCACTGAGTACGGCAACGAAGTTCAACAGTTCCAGGTTCGTACCGACCTGCTGACCGTTGTTAAGGACCTGCGTAAGCGCAACGTGCCGACCTTCGCTGATGGTCTGTATCGTTGCATTTGCGATCCCACTTTCATGATGCACCTGCGTCGTGATCCTGACTTCCGTGAGATCGCACGTTACAGCGGCAACCCTGGTCAAGGCATGTACATGGGTAACCCCATGATGCCTAACAACGCCAGCTTCTACATGGGTCCCCAAGCTGGTCAGGGCTACTTCCTGGCTGGTGAGCCTGTAATGCCGACTGGTGTGCAGTTTGAAGGCGTTAAGTTCTTCGAGTCGACCAACTTCCCGACCAAGAACGTGAGTGCCTCCTTCAACGGTGGTTCCAGCTACACCTCTCAAGAAGTTGCTCAGGGTTACTTCTTCGGTCCTCAGGCAATCGGTGTTGGTATCGGCGGCCCGAACGCTCAGGTGCTGATCAATAACAACGATGACTTCAGCCGTTTCATCATCCTGATCTGGCAACTGTACGCTGGCTTCGAGATCCTGAACAAGGACTTCGTGACCACCGCATTCAGCTTCGTGTCTGATGACGGCACCGTCTGATAATTAACCTATAAACAACAACATAGGAAAAGATAAATGACCTATTTGTCCGCTAAAAAGATCTTCCCAGGTAACTGGGCAGAGCCTCTGAACGGTTGGTACAAGAACATCGACAATAATGGCGATGGTACCAACGAAGGTTCCAAGGGTGGCCCTACTTCGGTGCTGGCCATCCCTGGCTACCGCTACTTCCAGCAGCGTGGTTACGTGGCTGTGACCGCTACCTCTGGTGCTGGTGCAGTCGCTTCCGGCAGCGTGATCGTTCCTTCCCCTTACCGGAATGACGACACCCGTCCTGACATCACCGGCATGGTGATCTCTGGTAATGCCACCAACCCTGCTTACATCTATCGCGCCACTGCATCCGTGGCCTCTGGTTGGGGTGACGGTCGCGTTGCTTCTGGTGTGTATGCCGCCACCGGTAACGTGATCACCTTCGGTCCTGGTCTGACCTCGACCGGTACCGTGGGCGAAGCTGTTGCTCAGGCAAACCTGACCTCCACCACCTCTGGCTCTCAGCCTGGCGAAATCTTCTTTGCTGGTGGTACCGAGGCTTACAGCGCCAACCCCTTCCTAACCGCCACCGGTGCTGCTGGTGTGGCCGTTAACAACGTCTACAAGAGCATCACTGGCGCCACCACTTACACCGTTCAGGCCCGCGAATCGCAGACCGCTACCTCCACCTCTGGTGGTTGGTACATCTCCAGCGGCGACGCAAGTGCCGGCCGCACCGGTTACTTCGTGGTTGAAGTGTGCTACATCCAGCCCGACAATGCAGCTGGTTACGAAGATATCGATGGTTATCTTCTTGGCCGCACTGTTAGCTGAGTAAGTTAAACTAGGACCAGATGATCTCTGGTCCTATGACAACTATTCCAGCAATGCTTTATCAGCACAAAAAGACAGGTGCACGAGTAAAGGTTGTTAGCGAATGGGATAACGGCGATTGGTTCATGGTTGAAGACCAGGACGGTCGCCTTTATACCGCTTATCGAACTGAACTCACTCCTGATGAAGCAGCTACCAAGAAGGTGCAAACCCTTCAGGTAAAAGATAAAGCGGCGCAGGAAGAACCTCGCACTTTTCCCCCGGACAACCGTTTAAATATCAATTCGGCTACTGCCCAAATGATCGCTGATCATATCAAGGGTATCGGATTGAAAACAGCCCGAGAGATTAAAGATCTTCAAATGTCCTTATCGGGTGAAAGGTTTAACAATCTCGAACAACTGAAACAAATTAAACGCGTTGATTGGGACGCAGTTCTTGCAGCAGATCTCATTCGAGTCTGATATTCATCTCCAATAAATAGCCCCTGGGAAACCAGGGGTTTTTTAGTCTTACAATTAAAAATAAAAAGAAAGATATGTATTCCGGTCCCGCCCTATACAAAGGAAAGGTTGGTTCTACTGGTGTATCCAGTGGTCCGCATGCGCACTTTGAGTTAAGGAAGAATGGCAAGCTCATTCCTTTCTCAACGGCTCGCACTGATATTGGACAATATCTTCAATTTCGATTGCCAGGTAAAGAGGATTGGCAGTCTTTTTATTCAAAGCAAGGTGACGGATTCGCTCTCAATCCAACAGCCGTACTAACCAGTCCCATGGGCATGCGCAAGCATCCAGTCCATGGAGACATGCGTGAACACAGAGGAGAAGATTATGGGCTACCGGAAGGAACTCAATTACGTTTCCTCGGTCAAGGTTCTGTTGCAACACATTCAAACCTTGGTGGTGCAGGGAATGTATCTAGCTTGCGTACGGGACCCTATGAATTACAAACTTTTCATTTAAGTGAATTACCGCAAGCATCAACAACACGAGGAAAAGAATCCCCTACTCAAACTACCGAAACAACTGAGACAGCGGATAAAGAAGAAAACGCTAAAGATTTTTTAAATGCTTACATTAATGACTACGTGGAAGCAGGGCTGCTCCAAGGATTATTAACACCGCAAAAACGTAGCGATCCAATGGCAAAATTTCAGCAAATGTACCAGCAATTTGTACAGCCTGGAATCACAAATCCTTTGCTTGGTTGACGTACTTTATAATTAAAAACATACGGAAATAGGCTGTGCAACTCAGCGATTTTGACAAGAGTAGGGTCCGGTATCACCTGGGCTACTTCACGGTTTCCGTGCCAGCGGGCGACTATGCCAGGCTGGAAGAAGCGATGAATACGGTCCCAGATTCGTATTTCTATAACAAGATTGTTATCCAGCTTGGTCGCTGTGATACTGCAGAGAAGAAGACGGAAGTTGCAACTTCGCCGTCTACTCGCTTGGAAAGCATTATTGGTGACGTTGATCGTACGATTCGTTCCAGCAATGCTAAAGAAGCTTTAAAAGTTTGGGATGAGATTTATCTCTACGAAACAAATCGTTTAGCTGGAATCCTTTACGTCCCGAACTATAAGGATCCATTCCAAGCAAGGTATCGCTACGAACGTTCTGGCGCTGAATTCATTCAGGCTTTGCCTGGCCCCGCCGACACTGCTGTTGGTTCACGTATTTATTTAAATGAGGCTTGGAGGTAATTATGCCAATCGGATTCGTTGGACCTGCTTTACAGGGCGCTAGCCTTATTGGACGTGTTGGTATTCCACTTCTTCAGCAGGCAGGTATTGGGCTTGGAATGGCTGGCATCGGTGCTGGCGTTAGTGCTTTAACCAACAAACCACAAGCCAAACCTCAGCCCACAGGCAGACAAAAATTAGCACAGAGCTGGGGAACTATTCCCGATAGTCTCAATGCTCCACAAGGAGGTGGTTTTGGTTATTCGAGGGGAGGTGGTCGTCCAGCTGTTCAGCCTAGCTATCAAGATGCACAAGGCAATATTTATGATGCCGTAAGCGGACGCCTTCTCTATCCTGCCAAGTCGAGCACCAGCCTTGGTGCTGGAGCAGGTTCTGGTTCTAGCCTGGTGGGAGGAGGATCTTCTGCTGCAGATCGTGCTTATGAATCAGAGAAATCTCGTGTGGCGCAGTTAACCGCACAAGATCCTGAGTTTCAGCGTTACGAAAAAGCACGCCAGCTAGCCGTTGGCCCTAATGCAACGCCTGAGCAAGTGCAATCCGCGGAAGATATTGGCATGGCCATGTGGGCACGTGCTAATCCTCAGCTTGCGGCCAAGGTCAAGCCTGGTCAAGCAGGCTATGATGTCGTCCAAGGCACCCTGGCTGGTCAAGCAGCTGCTCAGGGCTATGGCTTTCAAATGCCACAGCAAATCATGACGACGCCTCCCCCTGGCGTCAATGCTCCTCAAGGTTTACCAGCAGTACAGTCATTTAGCCCGACTTCTACCTACGGAGCACAGGGCCTAGAAATTGACCCTGAGATGGCGAAGAAATTCCAAGCTCTTCTCAATCAGACTAAAGCCTGATTTTTTTGGCATTGCTTTGCATGTAAGACCAACCAACTGGACACGAATCTTTTGATTCACGGGGGCCAGTGTTGTTGCTTTAAAACCATGATTCTCTGCCCCAATTTTGTTAAACGCCTTGCTACAACCATCAGTCTTGTTGCAGTGACACAAGCTGTCTTCACTCCCGGTCTTAAGGCAAATTCAAATTGGGTAGGAGAATAAGGAAACAAGTCTCATGGCTACTCCACGTATTGGTATTCTTCCACAAGAAGAGAGAATGGCAATCATCCAAGGCGCACAACGTCTTGGTTTAGATCCTTATGAGTTTGGTGGATTCCTTTCCCTGGAATCCGGCCCTAATATGGATCCCAATATTGTTGGAGGAGCAGGAGGAAGGCACAAAGGTTTGATTCAATTTGGTCAACCTGAACAGCAACGGTATTTAAAGCCGGGTGCACAAACTCGTGCAGGTCAAATGCCAGCGGTGCTTCAGTATTTTCAGGATCGTGGATACAAACCTGGTATGGGCATTGAGCGTGCCTATGCAACAGTCCTTGGAGGAAATCCAAATGTTTCTTTGAATGCAAAGGATTTATTTGGCACTTCAGTGGCAGGTGCCGCACGCCGCTTCAAAAAGGGCGGTGACTTGTACGAAAACGCACGCCGTGTTCTGGGAGATATTCCAACAAATGCGTCAGTGGCCGGCTCACCACAACCTCAACCACAGCAGCAGGAACAACCCAAACTCGCTGGTGAGAAAGACCCTGTTCTTTTGATGCTTGCACAACAAATGGCGGCTCCTATCCTGCAGCCTCTATTGCAAGCACAGCAACCTGCAGAGTCTCCTTTTTCTAAGTTTTTAAGTATGTTTGGGGCCGTTGGCCAATAACCTTTATAATAAGTAAAAACAGGAAGTTAAAGTGAGCTCTACAAGTACAAATAAGCAACCACTGCTTATTGACCGTCCGTTATTTGATTCTGTTCGTGTCACTACTCAGACGGTAGGTAGTGCAACTGCAAACACCTTATTTGTACAAGGTGGCCAGGCTCCATCGATCCTTGTGGATATGGATGCAGCTCTGGAAGAGGACAACAACAACGGTGGTGTAGTCGATTCCATCACGATTAGTCGCAACGATTTTTACCGTGGAGTTGATTACACCGTTAATGCATCGACTTCTGGCACTGTTATATCTCTTGTCAGTGGTCAGGTTGTGTTTGTTACTTCCACTGGGGTCTTAGCAAATCCTTCTGCAAGTGGTTATGGTTACTACACCTACACCGGAGCAACGACATTAACAGGCGTTAACACATCGCTTGTTTACTCCGGTGGTACTACCAGTGGTTTTGTGTTTAACGGCGTTGCTTACGGCTATCAGCCTGCAGTGACTTTTGTGTTTTACCAGACGCGTGGAACAACGGTACCGATTCCAGCTTCCGGTGATTATCGCGTTCTATTCGCCAAGACTCTTCCAGCAAACAGTGGAACTGTCGACTGTTCCGATTTGATGCCTCAGCTGGCTGCTCCAGTGCCACAAGCAGGCAACACCGCAGGTCTTGGCGCAACAGCGCCTTTACGCAACAAAGGTATTTACTTGGAACGCGGCGATCGTATTTATGTTGGCGTTTTCCCTGATGGACCTAACGTTTCTGGTTATGGTCCAGGGGTTCACATCACTGCTCAAGGCGGTTTCTTCTAATCATGGCCAAAAAGAGTGGAAGCTCTTTTGGAAACTTCAATCGGGCGGAAGTTTTTGATCCCCGCCCTGTAAAGCCGATTACGACTGAGTTCTCACGGGGGTCTGTACCAGACTCCCTTTATGCTGTCAACAGAGAATCAGCCTGGTCTCGTTGGCGCAGAGGATACGAATTAGCTACGGCTACGTTCTATGACAACAGCTATAACTATCCGTTTCAATACCAGATTCCTGTTCCATCTGGAACACCAAGTTCAGTAGCAAATCCAGCTCCTATTATCTCCGGTACCTTTGTTGGTTTCCCAACCAAGAATAAAGAGATGGGAATGCATTGGGCAGGCTGGCGATATGCCGGTTCAATGCGTAGTGACAAGCTACTTGATCCAAGTAGTGGTCAACGTTTATTCATTGAATCAATCACAGAAGACGCAACTTACTGGTATGTAAAACTCGCTGGCTCCTGGAGCACAAGCAATCCATTGCCACCTCCTTTCTACGTGGCTGTTCCTGGCGTGCCAGGTGGATTGACACCATTGAATAGTGAGATCCTGGAGGATAGGGTTATTACTGTTAGTGGTGAGATTATTGATCGCGATACGATCAATCCTCAAACTCAAAAGAGATATGGCTATACGCAAGCTGTTTTGGTTGCCACCAATCCATTCACTGGTGTATTGACTGTACGCAAGTCAGGTTCAGTTCAAAACACACCTGACAAACAGTACATTTCTCCAGCACCACAACCTTTTACTGTTGGTCGTTTCCTAATTACAGGCGCACGTTTCTGTTGTTCCTGCCAGGACTTTACGCATCGTGATTTTGCTTTCATACGTGACATTACAAAATCAGTGCGTAAGTTGTATCCACGTAGTGGAGCATCTTCTATCAAACCTGGTCGATACGAAAGAACAACACTGGCTGGAATTTTGAACAACAGTGCGATGACTGTTGCGTCCGTGAATAGACAAATGACGGTTTATGGTCCTAGTGGTTATACCGTTCCCTTTAACGTTGCTCCATCTGTGGTAGACCGCAACGCAACACGTGATAATCCAGGTGTTTATCGCGACTTTGGCGCTACGTACACAAGAAAAACAGGAACCCCTGCCATACCGGGCACAACAGCAGATGGCATGCCATCGTATGAAGACTACACAAGTGACCAGAATGTTGTCACGTCATTAACGGATAACTGGGAGCCATTGCTTGATGAGTTGAGATACTGCAAACATATTTATGCACTTAAGTTTGCAGACAATACATTCCCGCCTGAACCTTCTGACTTCCCAGTAGGTGTCGGAAGTATGGCTGCATGGGAACAACGTCTTGTTGACCAAACAGAAAACGAACAACAAGAGCTTAAATCATCAATCTTAAATAGGTTCTCTTTATCCCAAATGGACGTACCACCATATAACTGTCAATCGCCCATGATGATGCCAATGATGCAAAAACTATTTAATGTGCCGACACAATTCATTGTGATGCAAGGCTTTACGATGTTTGATAAAGATGGGTTTCCTTACAAACCATAACAATTAAGGTATACTTATAATAAGTCTCACAAGACTTATTAAGGATTCCTTTAGCCCTTGCGAGTAGTCCCCACCGTTCGATATGGTTCGGGCACTCAGCTCATACGACTAATGACCCACCAACCGCCCCTGGATCAGCGGATTGTGGATGAGTATTTCCGCTTAGCATCCAGCAGAAAAACAAAAGACATTGCCTGGCTCTATGGCATGGTTGCTACCTATGGCCTTAAGCCGGAAGAGCTTTGCAATCTTGACTGGGGGCCTGATGCTTCCATCTCTGTCTCCAGCAAGAAACGTGTCGTTCGCCCTTTTCATCCACAGTGGGCAGTTCTTTTCAGCCTAAAAGAAAAGCAGCCCCGCACCCTGCAGAGCTGCTTATCGTCCCTTTGCTCATCCCTCTATGAAGCAATGGCTTTTCAGAACGTTGAACTCAACATTACTGACTTAGTCCTTGCCCATAGAATCCGTAAGAATCACTATAGGCAGATCAAGCAGCAATCGGCATCATACCCTGCTTTTGCAGGTGTTTCCTGACGGCTTTTACATTCCAACGATAGCTGTCCCTGGAACGAGTCTCCGGGAATGCCGCGAAGTGGGGGCCTAGCTTTAGGGTGCCGTTGTCGCGGTACTTGAAGAGAGTCTTGCGGTCAATGCCCAAAAGCTCTTCTGCTTGCTGGGCAGAGACCCAACCTGGATGCTTAGCCATTGAAGTGGCGGTCGTTACTCATATACCTTATCCTGAGTCAAGGGCCTGTCAACGGATTTAAGAAAAGTTTTATCTCTTTTCTTTGCGATGGAAATTGTAAGGGGAAATTAGAATAAATCAACGGCAATTAAATAGCATGTTTTGCAACGAGCACGAGCCCCTCGCCCTGCTAGTTGAATTAACACCAAAACTTGCAAAGAAACGATTTAGAGAAAGTATATACCAAGCCTGGAATCACAAATGTGGATATTGCGGCGACACCGCAACAAGCCTGGATCATATTGTTCCAAGGTTTAAATCAGGTTCTTCCAACCGTCACAATCTCCTTCCTTGCTGTCGTCGTTGTAATGCTCACAAGGGGTCAGAGGATATGAGGAATTGGTTTGAGAAACAAGCATTCTTTTCTCCTGAAACTCTTGGTAGGATTGAAGCCTGGATCAAGCAAGAATCAGTTTTTATTTTTGGTGAGTGCTAATGGCTGTATTTGGTGATTACGTTGGGTTATACCAGGATCTTGTAGATTCTTTTAATGCACAAAACAGAGATACGACTAATTCTCAAGGGCGCAGTGTCATTAATCCACTGCGTCAGGATGTATATCATCAACTTGCTGGAACACTAGAAGACTTTCAAAACGCAAGGGCCAACAACAGAAACTGGGAACATTACGTCTGGACAGGCGGTAGTTCTGTATGGCAACCTTCTGATGGTCCATCAGATCTTGATAATGCCTGGAACTCAGACGCTAATTTAAGAAAAGCTTACAACAACAATAAAGCAGCTTGGGGTAAAGCTCATTACGAAAGCAATGGACAAAAAGAAAATAGAGAAGTTCCTTTCAATGCGTTAGATACCGTTCTTTGGAACAGCAGTCAATATGTAATACGCCATTCGCAGCTGTATGGAGATAGTTATATTCCAAACGTCTTTCAGAAATCTGATGGAAAAGTTGTTGCCGTAGATGGACCGGATGGCTGGGGCCAACAGCACTGGGAACAAAGTGGCAAAAATGAGGCACGAATTCTTCCTGGACCAAAGTTTACTCTTGATGAAAATGGCAATCTTGGTTTAGCTGAGTACGAAGGTATCGGCTCACCAGTTGGCACTGGTCTCCAGCAAAATTTCAATGACATCATCAAAGTTTTTAACAAATCAACTGGTGGTAACTACAAAGGATTAATGGAGGGCCTGGAGGCATCCTTAACGCCACAGGCTTTCGGTGACTTGGTTAGCAGCGGTGATCTCGATACGTTGTCTGGTTATTACGCAGGCAACAAGGTCAGCGCCTGGGATAGCATGGCATTAGGCGCTCAGCCTCCAACAGGTGGTTTTGATCCTGACTATTACAGGCTTAATACCAGAGGGGGAGGAGAAGCTTTAAATCAATGGAATAATGCACAAGCTTCCGTTAATGTTGGTGATCAATATCTACCTGATCTAGATGTTGTTGGTCGGTACAACAGAGATACGTACCTGCATTGGTATTACACCACACAAGGGAAAGCCGCTGGTGAACGCGGAAATGCAGCTGAGCTTGCTGGTCTACCGGAGCAATACAGTGAGTATTTAACTGATTCGGACTACCAACTTTATCGGGACAGAGTTTTAGGTCTTGCTGATCGTTTTGATAACTTAAAAGATTGGGCGGATGCACAAGACCCAACCGTTCTTAAAGAATGGTATAACAGTCTTCCTTCTGATCAAAAGAAAGAATACGATGCCGGAACATTACCCGTTCCAACATTAGACAACATTCCTGATCGTTTGCGTAGTCAGATTGTCATGGATAAGGGCATGACAATCCTGGAAGGAACACTAAGCCCAGTCTTGGGCGCTAAAGAAAAACAGCAACAACAAGTCTTTGGAGCACTGACACAAGACTCTTTAAAAAAGGCTGCAGAACAGCTTCAGAAGATGAAGCTCCAAGAACGACAGTTTGAATTTTACAAAGGCTTGGAAGGATTCAATGAAATTGTTTCGTTGAATGAGAGCTTATCCAATTCGATCTTGGGTGATTCTGGCTTTGGTGGGATCCTTGGTTTTAGTGGGGATCCAGAGAAAGCAAAAGAAAGTCTAGAAGCTTCTCTGTCTAAAGCAACAGGTATTCCTAGCCGAAGCAATACTATTTACAACTGGCAACAGTGGTTTGATAACCAATTAGTAAAAGGATACGAAGGAGGACTAACAGTTAAAGACCCCCTGGACCCATCAATTGAATATAACGTTGATGCGGCTTTTGCTAAAGATTATATTGATCGTTACTTGAAGCCACGATTTGACACGTCTCGTTCCATGACTGAATTCGTCAGTTATATGGACGTAAAACAAAACGAGCAGAACGTTTTTCAAACACAAAGCGCTCTAGATTCTTTGCGTGATATTGCAGACGTAAGAGCGAAAGCTTATCTTGATGGTGTAAGAAGTAAAGACCCATTAAATTTCGATGTTAATTTTTATTGGGATCCGACTGGAAACTTTAGTGCAGATGACCCCAAAATTACTCGATATCAACAACAAAAAGATGAGCTAGCTAAGGACTGGGAAGCTGCCAAAACTGCAGGGAACACAACTGTAGTACCAGGTACTGATTGGACCTGGAGCCAATGGGCTTATTATTACGGACTTGATCCGAATGATAAAAATCAATTTGCCAAACTCCACTATCAAGTCAAAGGTGCAGCTAACGGATTTGACCCTGCAAAAGATTTAATCACATTAAAAGATGCAGAAGATTATATCCAAGAGAAAATTATTCCAGAAATCAGTGATGAAAAATTAAAGATAGGTGACATCACATTCTTGAATTTTGTTACGCCAGAAGAATATGCTGACAAGCTTTTAGAAGGTTTAAGTCCAGACCAGCAAAAAGAACAGTGGGACAAGCTTCTGGAAACCCTGGGACTTAGCGGGAAAGAGATGGGTGTTGAAGAGGTTAAACAATATATTATCGATGCGTTTCGCACAGGGGCCGCCAAGGAAATACGAGAGACAATTAAGTATTTAAATGAGAAGAAATTAAGGCCTACACAAGAGAGGATTGGTGTTGAATATATTGAGCGTCCAGAAGATTACAAGCCTACTGACTCACCAAATCAAACGGAGCTTTATAAGATCTTCAAAAACGCTGGTTACCAAGGGAGTGAAGATGAGTTTTACACCAACTTTATGACAGATATTGATCGAGGTGAAATGGAGTTATTGACTCAAGGTCAAAAAGGATTACAACTCGGAGGAGCTTACGCCGGGCTGACAAGTAGAGATCCGTTTGCAGCGTTGACTTCTATTCAGGGTTTGTTTGATGATGAAGTTGATCAAGCAAAAACTACAACAGAGGCAACTTCTGCGCCTAGTTATTTTAATATATTTGGAGACGACAAAGAAGACGAGGATTACAAGTCTAAGACTGGACAGAAAATTCTCGGCGAATTTACTTCATTCTTTAAAGGATTTAGTTAATGGCGGAGCAACGTAAAAAAGCAGCCAAGGCGGCAAAAATTGCCAAAGACAAAATGGCATGCAACAAACCTCAACGGACTCCAAGCCATCCGACCAAGAGTCACGTCGTCAAAGCATGCGAAGGAGGAGAGGAGAAGATCATTCGTTTCGGTCAGCAAGGCGTTGAAGGGGCCGGAAAGAATCCCAAGACGGAAAAGGATAAAGCCCGTAAGCGTTCGTACTACGCCCGCCATAACGCTCAAGATCCCAACCCTGATAAGATGTCAGCTCGCTACTGGAGCCATAAAGTCAAGTGGTGATTTTCTCGCTAAACTGCGTGAGCTGATTCTTTACCAGCATGGCAAAACCCAAATCAACCACAGTCCGTCTTGAGTCCAAACCCAAGAAAACAAGACAAGGCCAGGGTCGCAATTCTTTAGCTAATCATGGCCGTAAAAAAATGAGGGGCCAAGGTAAATAAAAATTATGTATATTAGGGGTAATAATTGTTACCCCTATGTCGGATCTTTCGCGTGCTGTTAATCTCATTCGTAAATACGAAGGGTTTAACGAGAAGGCGTACCCAGATCCGCACACAGGTGCAGAGCCCTATACCATCGGGTTTGGGACACAGTTCTACCCCGATGGCTCACCCGTCAAGAAAGGCCAGCGTTGCAGCCAGGAGAAGGCTTTAGAGTACCTCTTCCATGAGGTCAACGTCATCGAAGTTCAGTTGCTTCGCTTGAACCTGGGACTCGATGACAGCATGCGCCAGGCACTTGTGTCTTTCATCCATTCCATCGGCTGGGAGCCATTCCTCTATAGTCGCGTCATTGACTACCTAGAGGTTGAAAATTTCTCTGGTGCCACCGAAGAAATGGGTCGTTGGATCTTTGACCAAGACCATAAGGTTGTTGGCGGCCTCCTGGATAGACGGCGAGAAGAAATGAATCTTTTCCTCCAGGAAGTTGACGCTAATCCTTGGGCCTCAACTGAGATCTTGTTGACAGCGTTCCGTAATTACACAGCCGCTCCCCACGAAGTCCGTGCTATCCGTTCACTGGAAGAACGCATCAGTCCTTACATCCTTTCCGAGTTTGCCAACAACTTCCGAATCGATGAAAACCCTTGGATGGACTTTGATCTCATGGAAGCAGATGCACGCATTATGACATTTGACGGCTACGATTAGAATAATTGCATTGAAAACGTGCAAAGCGGAATGGAACGGTCTGTTGAACCACGGGAGTTCGAGCTTCCTCTTGAGCTGCAATTCTCGATGCGTAAAGCAGAACTCACGGCGCAAGAGATGACGTGGGATGAGCTGTATTACGCTTTGCTGAATCTGTACCACCAGCGACTTATGGAATGGTACGCAATCAAATCCTTGATGGAAGACGAGAACGTTTCTATTGACTTTGATTTCCCTACGGATCTTGAGCTAGCAGAACTCGCCGCCGCATGTACATACGACGACGAGGACGAGGACGAAGACGATCTTCAGCCCTTTTGAGCTTCGTCTAGTTGGATAAGGCGATCCAAGTACCACTGCGCTTTTTTCAGTGACTCCGTACCGCCTTTCAGTTTTTCACGCCAAATATATTTGATGCAGTTTCCTTTGCAATAACCACGAAACTCTTCGTTGGTTAAAGCTGCTTCAATAGCCTCGATACATTCAATACCACCATCTGTGTAATGAGATGGATGATTAACTGTATCTTCTTGGACCACAGGAGTTTCTTCTTTGGTGGCCCAGGGAACTGGGCACACACCACCTGGACACTCACTTAACTGCAATGTGTTTTCCTCAAGAAGACTAGGAATTATGTCTTCTACCGGAGTAAACCACGTCGTTTTGCCGACAGCGTCCGTTCCTTTTCCTCCGGCTCCTCCAGTTCCAAAACCAGGGTCCGGGGTTTTGGTGATGCTCCCATTGCTAAGCCCTGTTCCATCGACGGAATGTAACCCGTCATTCCAGGCCGTGCTCCCTCGAGATTCAACGGATTCCTTTCGAGTCCCTGTTCGCATGCAACTAAACCTCTGTTGTACATGTCATATAAGGGTACATCATTTTCTTCATTATCGAGAGGAGCACCAAAATCTTCTTCATCAAGATAACGGCACTTCAGTTCGTCTTGAACAAAGCTATCTAGAAAGCCTGCGGCGGAATGCATCACGACAGTTGATTGATTCACTTCTTTTACAATAATAAGATGGCAAACATATTCCAGTCTACTTACGATCCTAGGAACAACTCTGGTACGTCCGGAGCTGAAGTTTCCGACCTAAGACCGGAACAGGCATACGATACCGACCTACGTCGCGTCGAACCTGTCGAGCGCTTCTCAGCTGAATCTTTGAATCGCAACCAGGAACGTGTTGCAAAGTTCATGCGAGCAGCAAAGACAGCTGGCGCGTACCAGCAGAGGGCTAGTATCGACGAACCAACCATTCGTGGAAAGACGCCACGCACGCAAGCTGTGATTGCTGGAACCGAGCTTCCTTCAACAGGTGATTCCGGTGGGCGCACCGGTAGTGTTGGATACGCCCGTAAACCAGCAGCTCAATTTGGCAAGGGATTTTAGACCTGGGAAAACACCACGTTACTTGGTTGGTCTTGGTATTTACCCTTGCGGTCTTGATAAGTCACATGGCATGGATTGCCTCGATAGAAGAGAAGCTGTGTGATTCCTTCATTGGCATAGATCCTGTTGAAAAGACCAGTGCAATTACTGATCTCCAGTGTTAGATAGCCTTCCCATCCGCTTTCAGCTGGCGTGATATTTACCAGGATACCGGAACGTGCATACGTTGATTTTCCTACTGCAACGACAGTAACGTCGCGAGGAAGTTTTAACCGTTCTTGCGCAACCCCAAGACAATAGCCGTATGGGGGCAGAAGAAAATATTGTCCCCTCTCGTCTTCCAAAAGATCTGCAGGCTTCAAAATGTCTGGATCAAAATCCTTTGGATCACAATCCCCAGCCTGTACCTTGCCAAAGATTAAACATTGTGTAGGAGAAAGGCGAATGTCGTAGCCGTAAGAACTTAAGCCATAGCTAAGGAGCTTGCGTCCATCTTCTTTATTGATCAAATGATCAACAAAGGGCTCAATCATCTGCTCTTCTTCCGCAAGTTGCTTAATCTCCCAGTCGGCTAGGACGCTCATGGTTCCCTGTAATCGTCCTTCAGTATACCGAAATCAACAAAGAATACGCCCCTTTTCCGAGTAGATGTCGATAAAACGTTCGGTGGCTGCAGTCACATCGTCCATTGGCGGTAGATACACCAAAAATGAGGTACATGTTTTGTGTTTCTTTACTTCATCTCCGATTCGCCGCAGCAAAAAGGGTGCAGTTTTCAAAATGCACATGGGAAAATCAAAGATTTTCTGTTCGTAACGAATCATGTCGGGGCAGTTGGTGAAGTAAAGACCTTGCTCTACTTCTCCAGCCATCCATTCCCGATACAAACGACGAAACCAAACCGCATGAGAAGATGTCAAAGTGATTGCAGAAGAACGCGTCATCTTCCAGCGATCACTCTTCTTGTCCCAAAAGTAACAACCACTTGGTGGGAAAAGGTAGACCTTTCCAAACCACGGTTGACAATTTAATCCGTCATCAGACGGAGAGTAGAACTGCTTTGCACCGACGTACTCGTTTGCAACTTTTGAGCTGGCAACATCTAAATCAATGCCGCCCAGCAGAGCATTAGCAGAAGACGCCAAGTCACTGCTGGTAATCATTTCAGCATCTTCTCGGCGAGCGCCTACAGCAAATACTGTCATTTTTTATCTGCTACTTGGTTGTAATCGATTTCAAAATAACGCATTCCGTCTTGATCGTTGATGATATAACCTGCTTTTTCAGTTGGATCAATTCGTTGAGCAGCTGCCAGAATCCTACGGAAACTTTCTGCCATATCTCCGTCGTCGCTGCGCTCACATTCTTCCTGTGCAGCGTGCATCTCTTTAAGAGTTAAGAAGAACATGGATCGTTCTTTGTTTTGTGGTTGGAAAACAAGAACACCAGGACCTTCCGCATCCCAGAATTTGCAATATTGTTGACCCATATCACCAAGGATGACACGGACCGTTGCATCAAGCATGCGTGCTTTCGTCTGGTCCATCTCCGGACCGATCACTGATGCGATCAACTGTTCTCGACGGCTCATTTTCTAACAATCCTTGGCGTTGTAAGGAGACAAGTAGTTTTTCTGTTGGCTGGTACAAGACCACCAACTTACCAAGAACACCACGTTTCTTGACAAGCTTTCCTTTCTCATCACGTACTTTATCAAATTCTCCAGAACGAATCAGATATTCAGCAACGCAACGAAGCCTTCTTTTCAAAGGGAGCTCTGCTTGTGGGAATTTACCGCAAATGGTGTCTGACTGCATGTCCTTAAAGGCCAGCCTCAGACGATTTGCCAATGTCATCCCAGAATTGGCATCCTCTTCTTCGTAGTTCTTTAGGTTTTCCAAATAACGACGTAGGCACCCATCGTCAAATGATCCCTCCGGCGGAAGAAACATTTCCACCTGATTGACCAATGATTCTGGCAATAGTTGTAAATGGTTATCGATAGTGACAGAATCAATATCAACCCCTTGGAAACGATGAGCCATTATTCCAAACGTCCAAAGGTTCGTGTTTGATACATGGTTGAGTTTGTATTCTCTGGTCCACGGATATCGCTTTGATCAACTTCCTTGTTTTTGGCAAAGGACTTAACCAGTGTGTTCCAAGGGATTCGGATTAAGGCTTTACGTTTGTGATCGGGTGAGACATTGACGTAATGGATGCCTTCTACCCATCCCTTCTCAGGTGCTTTCCTACCGATGGCAATCCAGTTTCGGATGGTTTGGTCCGATACCCCAAGCCTCCGGCCACACTCCTCAGTAGAGATGTATTCATCTGAGTATGCTTCGGGATTGAGTACGTCGGTTTCACCTTGTGAATAACGACTGTGCCACATGGAAGCGAGGATGTTTTTAATACCCTTCAATTCGTGGGCAACATCCTCAAATCCTTTCCTTACCCCGTAGTTCATAGCAATAACTTTTTTAAAATGCTAAGGTGTGGGAAAACGTTTTGCGTTTCATGGAAGAACAGATTCCCCCGAGCCAGGCACCTGTCCAACAACCCCTGGAAGGTCAGATCACGCCTGAGATGCTGGCAGAGATGAAAGCAAGGGCCAGGGAACTTGCAGTTCAACAAGCTATCGCTCAGCAAGCTGCTTTCCAGCAACAACAACCTCAGGTGGTTTATGTCCGACGCAACTTGACTGTTGCGGAACTTTTGCTTGTGATCCTGCTCTCTTGCGGAATTGTAACAGGAATTCAATGGTCTTGGAATGTAATTACAAACGTAATGCCGAGGATTGAAATAAAAGCCCGGTAAATAAGCCGATCTATAATTGAAGGAAAGAATTGCGCAGTAAAAGTAGGTGGCTAACAGAAGAATATCGGAGTTTCCATCTATTAATGGAACCGACATTAATGAGCTAGACCTCATGACGTTGGTCCACGTTTTTGAGGTGGACCCGGTACTGCGCAATAAAAAGATTACTTTTACGCAGTTTCGCCAATATCTAGATCAGTATTACGCCAATCTTTCTGGCGAGACCTTCTTAGGTAATGTCACCATCACAGGTTCTTTAACCGTTGGTGGTGCTTCTTTCTTTAATACAGTAACTTCAACAGGGCTTGGTACTTTCAGTGGTTTTGTTGTTCAAAATAATCTGACAACAAGCGGAACCATCAGTGGCGCAACAATCACCGGAGATTCGGGACGTTTTGCCAACCTTTCAGGTGTTAGTGGTGTCTTTACCCAGCTTTCTGGTGCAACAATCACTGGAAATACAGGTCAATTTACTTCTTTAACAGGTGTCTCCGGCGTCTTTACAACTGCTTTATCTGGAGCTCTAATCACAGGAAACACAATCAGTGGGACCAGTGGTGTTTTCCGGTCTCTGATTGCTAGCGGCCTTACCGTTCAGGATGATCTTGTTATCTCTGACAGCCTGACGGTTTCTGGTGTATTCACTGGTGCATCATCCGCTTACTTACGGAATGGCTTGTCAGTCACTGGAACCATCACAGGCAGTTCCACAATCACAGCACCAACCATCCGTGGGACAACTGTTGTTAGTGGAGTAACAGTCACTGGTGCCAGTGGTTTATTTACGGAAGGTGGTTTTACATCTTTAGCTGCAATTGCTATTGCCGCCGTTAACGTTAGTGGTTTTGTTGTTAGTGGTCAGAATTTAACCAGCACTAGCGGTACGTTTACTGATACTCTTTCTGGCGCCACAGTCACCGGTACAAACGCAAACTTCACCACCGGCACATTCCAGACAATTATTGCGGGTAGCCATACGACTACCGGCAACATGACATTGTCCGGCAACCTTGACGTTAAAGGAAGTGGTTTCTTTGCTTCAGGTGTTCAGGTCACTGGAACATTAAGCGGCACAACTATCACAGGAACAAATAGTAATTTCACGAGTGGGTCGTTCCAGTCGTTGACAGGAACTGTTGCAAATCTTGTCACGCTTACAGGAACATCAGGCGTTTTTACCGGTCAGGTTTCTGGACTTGTCATCACTGGTAATACAGCAAACTTCACCACACTTACCGCAGAGACTGCGACTTTTACCACCGGTATTGTTAGACAAAACATCACCGTCACTGGAAACATCTCAACAAGTGGCGGACTGACAGTTGGCCAAACAGCCACTATTCAATCAGGACTTACCGTACCAGAAGGTAGTATTTCAGGTGTTACTTTTAGTGGTACTTCTGGCGTATTCACAACTTCTTTAAGTGGCGCAACTGTCACTGGAAACACAATTCAAGCAACAGTTATTACCGGGGTTTCTGGTACATTTACGTCTCGTGTTTCAGGTGAGACTGTCACAGGTACAACGGCTAGTTTTACAACTGGTGTTTTCCAAACACTGTCTGCAGCAAACCAGACATTTAGCACTGGTATTGTTCTTAGCGATCTTTTTGTTTTTGGTTCGGGTTATTTCAGTTCCGGTATTAATATCACCGGCACGGTAACAGCATCAACATTTACAGGACAAGCTGTTCAGGCAACCGTTATTACAGGCGGATCAGTTGTCGGAACAACAACAATTTCTGGAGCATCAATTACAGGCAATACGATCCAAGGAACTTCCGGGCAATTTATTCAGCTAAGCGGCCAGACAGTTACTGGCAATACGATTCAAGGTTCCAGCATTACTGGCATCAGCGGTGTTTTTACAACACAGCTTTCTGGTACAACAATTACTGGAAACACAGGACAATTTACTAATTTATCTGTCGCCGTTGGCCAATTTACCAGCGTTACTGGAGCAACTGGAGTATTTACTTCTCTGCTCAGCGGTGCAGTAATTACTGGTAATACTGCAGGTTTTACAAGCTTGACGGGCGTAACGATCACAGGAACCAGTGGTTTATTTAATCAAATTACTGGTAATATCGCTGGTTTTACGACGTTAACAGGAACTACAATTACAGGTAGTACCGCTAACTTCAATAGTGGTGTTTTCACTGCACAAGTTTCTGGCGCAACCGTCACTGGAAATACGGCCAGATTTACAAACATCACTGGACAAACACTCAGCATTACCCAACCGTCTGGTGCAACAGCAGCAATTGTTTGTTCCGGCGTTGTTTCTGGTAGCGTATCTGGGTTCGTGATCCAAGGTCCACTTATTATTCTTCCCTGAACATAGTTCGTTCAGTTAAAATAAGAGAAAAGGTAACTAAAAAATGCCATACGGAACTATCAAAGTTGATAACGTCACGTTCACTAACGCTGGCGTCGATCAAAACGTTACGGTATCTGGTTTATATGCATCAACCACTTCAAACCTTAACGTAACGGGCACTATCTCTGGTTCCGTTGTTATTGGTAGTACCACTGTTAGTGGTGCCACTGTTAGTGGCATTACGTTCACTGGAACAACAGTAAATTCTGCAACTGGCAATTTTGTTACGGTTAGCGGAGCAACTGTTAATGCTGTAACCATTAGTGGAACTACTGTTACAGGAACAAGTGCCAATTTTACAAGTGGTAGATTTACTGTACTTAGTGGCGCCACTATTAGTGGAGGCGTTGCAACACTAACATCCGGTGTTTTTGCCTCAGGTACCGCAGCGGCGCCCCCAGTATCTATTGGCACTACAACCAATGGTTTGTATTCACCTGCTACAAATACAGTTGCTATTGCAACAAATGGCACAGAAAAAGCAAGAATAACTAGCGCAGGTCAAGCACTTTTTGGGACGGCTTCATCTATCACTGGTATTACATTTGCTTCCAACGTTCAATCCAATGCGTTTTATGCTTACTCTGCTTCTTTCTTTGGAAACAGTTCTTCCTCTTCTCATTACTGGTTTTTAAAATCACGAGGAGATACAGTTAATACGTATACGGGAGTACAAGGTGGAGATGTTCTTGGACGTTTATCATGGGCAGGAACAGATGGAACACAATTTCAATATTCTGCTTTAATTCAAGCTTATGTTGATTTACCAACGAGCCAAGTTGTAGCAAGTGGACAATGCCCATCTGCAATTTCTTTCTTAACGACTACAGGTGGTCCTGCGTCTTTATTTGAAAGAATGCGTCTTAATAAAAGCGGTTATCTTGCCGTTGGCTTTGGTGAGGCTAGTGCACCTTTACATGTGTACGGTGATATAGCGGGAGGATCACCTGCGACTACTGGTGGCTATGGCAGCGACCCCAATGTCGTCACTCGTTTTCAAGGTGGTTCCGTCGCAATGGATATTGGCGGTTTAACCAATGGAACCCAGTGGATTCAGCCTCGTTTTATTAATGATTTTTCTACTAATTTTAATTTGTTATTGTGTCCTAACGGTGGAAATATTGGTGTTGGAACACAAGCGCCTAATTTTAACGCTGCTGTAGGAAGAACTATTCACATTCATGACACAAGAACTTCTGGTAACACCTGGTCGGTGCTTCGTTGCTCAAACGGAGAAACGGGATCTGGAGGAGCAAACGGTTATTTTACAGGCCTTGTAGGAAAAGATGCATATGTTTTTAATTACGAAAACGGGCCGCTTTATTTAGGTACTAACTCAAACGTAAGGGCAACCATTACTTCTGGTGGTTTAGTTGGAATTGGCACTATATCAAACGATCCGAGTTGGAGGGTAACTGTAGATGGCAGAGTAAGAGCTATAGCTAATACATTTGCTTTTAGTGCAAGAGACGGTGGCGCAGGTCAAACGAGCATAGGTATTACAAGAGAATCTGGTGGCGTTGACGCAAAAACTTGGGAATTTCTCCAAGGAACTGGCGGAGAATTTCTGCTTAGAACAATCAACGATGGTTATACGGCTAGTGACACAGTCTTACAGGCGGGAAGGGCAGCTGCCACGGGTGTAAGCACTGACTACATATTTCTTGCTGCAGGTAACTCCGAACGACTAAGGGCTACAACATCTGGTGTTTCTATTGGAACGCCAATACCAACCAATGCTTCCTTCCATGTATTAGGCAACAACACGAATACATGCTTACTTGAAAACTCAAATACAGCCCAGTTTGCTTCTGCGCGTTTACATTTAAAAGGAGGTACAGCAACTCAAGCTGTCACTTCCCTTGTTCATGGTAATAACACTTCAGGCGGCACGCAAACTTATTTCGCAATCGAAGCTAAGAATGCAGCTCAAACCTATATAGGTACAATAGCTTATTTTGACTACAACGCATTCCAATGGCAGTTTTCTGCTGGATCTGGATACCTAGAAAGAGCAAGAATAAACACTAGCGGTTATTTTAAAGCTAGCAATTCAACCGCAGGTTATATTAATGGTGCTGGCGCTTATCATGAATTAAACCAATTTAACAATGAAGTAGGCGTTTATATGTGGGCCAATGCTGGCACATATACTGCAACTATCCAAGCAAATGTATGTCAGTTAGCCGCTTCTTCTGGGTATTCATTTTTTAGAGGATGGAGTAGCGGTCTTGGAGACACTGAATTTAATCTTCGTGGAGACGGAACAGGACTTTGTGATGGTTCCTGGACGGGTGGAGGCGCTGACTACGCAGAATTCTTTGAGTGGGAAGATGGTAATTATTCTTTAGAAGACCGCCGTGGATTTAGTGTTGTTTTAACAGGCAACAAAATAAGGGCAGCTCTCCAGGGGGAAGAGCCCATCGGTGTTATTTCTGCAAACCCAAGCGTTGTTGGTGATTCTGCATGGAACAAGTGGTCCGAAAAGTATTTAAAGGATGATTTCGGTTCTTATATCATGGAAGATCATGATTCAATTTCTTGGGTGGAGGAGATTATTGATCAACGTGGCAATAAATCCGAAAAGCCACATAACTATGAAAGTCACACAATACCTTCCGATGTGGTCATTCCTCCTGACGCCGTGATTAAATCACACGATGATAACGGCATGAAACTACAACATCGCAAATTAAATCCCGCTTTTGATCCTGACTTGGAATACATCCCTCGCGAAGACAGACCTGAATGGGCCTGTGTCGGTTTGCTTGGTAAACTACGTGTAAGAAAGGGGCAGCCTGTGGGATCTCGTTGGATTAAGATGCGAGATGTGTCAAGCGAAGTTGAAGAGTGGCTGGTGCGCTAAACAACTTTGTTTTTCATGTAAAATAAAAGAAAATCTTTTTTGTCATGGCTGATCCTGTTTGGGGTATTTCTACACTTGAACGCACGTTACCAGATGGAGATGCATATCCTGAAGGTACAATTAAAACTGTTTATTGGACAGTGGCTTTAGAAGAACAAGGTGAACGTGTTAGTAGCTACGGAGCTACTAATTTAGGACCGGCAGATCAATCAGGTTTTATTCCTTACAAAGATTTAACCGAAACACAAGTGATTGAATGGCTGAAAAAAACCATTGGAGAAGATCAGATTGGCGCAATTGAAAACGCCTTGCAAACTGAACTAGAAGCAAAGATTGCTCCTAAAACTGCAAACGGAACGCCTTGGTGAAATAAAGATGGCTTGCAAAAAATCTGAACTTATTAGTGGGCTCAATTCGTTTGCTGCAGCTTGTACAACAGGCGATGCAAATTTGATCGGCTTGTCTTCTTCTCTTGTCGGTCAACTCTTGGAAACACTTGAGTTTGCTCCTGAAGAAAATGAAGAACCCAACGAAGTAAAAGAAGCCGAACCTGTGTGATTTTATTGACCTGATCTAGAGTTAATAAAAAGCTTTAGGTCGATATGTCAATCAAACTCACGGACGCAGCTAAGTTTTACAAAGAAGAAAAGCATCAGATCGATGCTTGGAATTGGCTCCAGGCTCAGGTATCTCCTGATGTCCTGGAGTCATTTGCATCTAAATACCGCACCCCACCCAAGCCTGCTACTGAAGTCGCTAACACTTGGGATGGTGTCGTGGCAGCAGCTAAAGCAGCCGGTAGTAAATGGCCTGAATGTGTTGCTGCACAGTGGGCACTCGAGTCAGGTTGGGGCCAACACACATCAGGTAAAAATAATTATTTTGGATTAAAAGGATCTGGCTCTACAGTCAGCACTCAGGAATTTATCAACGGTCAATGGGTCACAATTAAGGCAGGATTCCTTGATTTTCCCGACCTACAAACCTGTGTTTGTTACCTCGTTGATCGATGGTACAAAGACTTTGGTCGCTTCAAAGGTGTTAACAGGGCTGCCAGCAGGAATGAATGCGCTCGTTTATTGGTTAAAGAGGGATACGCAACTGATCCCGACTATGCGACAAAATTAATCCAGATCATGGATCGTCAGCTCCAAAACATTGGAGAAAAAGAAGATCCCAATCCACACAACAATAACTTCAACCCCTGGAGCCCATTCACCTATAAAGTGACGCCAAACATCACATATGGTGAATTAACACTCAACCAAGAAGCGCGTCGTTTCACAAAACAGTATCAGTGTGATACAACAAAAGAAATTTGTTTGTTTCTTGAAAGAGTTCGTAAGCAGTTTGGAAATAAGCCGATCATTATTACCAGCGCATCTCGTCCCGAACCCATCAATACTCAAGTAGGAGGCGCAAAAAATAGTGAACACACTTACAACGCACCTTCCAAAGGAGCCATTGATTTTTATATTCAAGGAGTTGATGTTTATACCGTACAAGATTGGTGTGACAAAAATTGGCCTTACTCGCTAGGCTATGGTGCGCCAAAAGGGTTTGTCCATGTCGGCATCAGGGAAGGAAAACCACGCGTGCGCTGGGACTACTGACGTGAAGAAATACAAGGAACCACGGATCCGCGTCAATATGTGCTGGCAAATTGGCGACGAAAAAAAATGCGTGACCTTACCAAAGGAACACGCATATGAAACAAGGGATTGGGTCGAGAGCCAGGATGGCGTTGTTTTTTGGTTTCAGGCGTTACCTGATTGATCAGCGTTGCTTGGCGCGACCAATATTTAGTGCAAGGAACTCCAGTACCTTATAGGCTTTACGCAGGATGTCATCATCCTTTGGCGTAGGAGTCAGTGCACAGATTGCAGAAGCTGCTGCATGGATAGCAAGAGCAACTTCGATGTATTCGTTAAGTTTAGACATGGGTATCTCCCGTTTCTTTTATTCTAAAAGTAAGTGTTGTTTTTAGATCTTTAAAGATCATAAATACGACAACCCGATGCGTGCGGATTGTCGTTGCAATATTGATGCCAAGGGTGTTGTTTTATTGTTTGTTTTACAAACAAAGAAAGGAGATATTTAATCATGGCCTATTGGTTAAAGGAATCAGAATATCAGGGAACGGATCTGTGCTTTGATGTTCGTCCTCCCATGCATTTCTCCATTCTGACAGTGAATGATCGTGGATTGTTTGAAAATAAGCATCATCTCCTGGCTCCAATATGAATTTATAGTCGCCATAGTCAGCAGGAGGAATACTAGTACCAATAAACCAGACACCTGGATCAACAACAGTAACTGTCACTCCAAAATTAATTTGGCAAATAGTTTCTGTAAAGGCATTGCCGATGGTTAAATCAGCAGTGATTGGGCTTTCAACAATCTCTGCAGTAATTGATGTTTCTTGTAATAAACAACTTCCATCACTGTCTTCTAACTCAAAGAAACCTTCCGTAGGCGGAAACTCAATGACAACAGCAACGTGATAATCAAGGGGTTCGTTACGTGTTGATGAGACACAGAGCAAGTAACTACCCGCTTCCAATGGGTAATAGCGTTCATCTCCTCGATCAAGACGGATCGATGAATATTGGTTGTAAAGATCAGACTGAGCACTCATCACCGTATTGAGATACGGGATGTAAACCTCACCGTTGGAATCAACGCGAATAGAATCCGCGTCAAAAATAGGATCCCCTTGGATAGGTGTTTTGTTTAAGTCATATGCAGAAACTTGAATATACCTGGGACGCGGGGGTCCTTTCGTTGCAATAATCCAGGCAGGAGATGAAAGGTTAACGACAAACCAATGGTTGTACGTACCTCCTCCAATACCACCATTGGAGTACTGGTTGGTATCAGCACGACCTACAACCTTGTACTGCGGACCAAGGGAGCCATGCAGATAACGAATTGAAGTTGTATTGAAAGTACCAAGGTTTAAAGGATTATTTTGAGTCCGCTGCGGTTGACTTACTTGGTTTCTTGCCATTCTATGTTGTAATACTGCCTGTATTCCTCATCATAATCCGGGCAATTCCGGTGTACCAAAGGGTGCTGGATCGTCTGCTTGTACCCACGCTCCCTCAGTATTTTTATTTGAGACTCATCTTGAGACCGTGCAAACTGCATGAGCTTCTCCGGTTTGAACTCGTAATCAAAAGGACTGATCGTGGTTGGCGGGAAAAGTCGGTTCCAACTTGAGACTAAGTGAAGTGGATTGAGACAGTGTTTGTTCCCGCAGACCCTCGTCACGAACATCGAACCCACGTCGCCCCAGGCGCACTGATAAATCGCCTTGTGAGCGTTGACGTTTGTGGACTTGTCCCTTGAGTACAGCGCCCTGTAGGAGGGCATGCAGATCCTTTTCTTGGTGAGTGCGGGCGCTTCCCAGCAGTTCTCCACCGGGCCTACGGGAATCTGGCTCCAAAGCTCTGAGTACTTGCGTTTGTACTCCTCATGCATGTAGTTCAGGTCAAAGCCACAGATATTGTCACGAATCTTTGTGGCACATAGGTAACACCAGTGCTCATCAACGGAACGAATGGTGTGTCCATGGGCGCAGGGGTAGCCCTGATACAAGCCGTACTGCGTTAATTCGTCCTTGCTTAACGCCTCCACGTTGGGTACATGGCGAAAAGTCTCGTGCTCCCTTACCAGAGAGGCGATCTTTTTGGGAATGTTTGCCATGAATTGAAATGATGCGTGCAGGGGAGGTCGGACTTTCCGACTTTGACCCCCATTTCATCTTTATTCTAAGAAGCCCCATACATTTCGGGGGGTTAAAGTGTATGTGATTCTTACCGTGAGACAAAGCAAGACTCATCATGAAACACCCCATACAACTTGACCCCCCAAAGTGTATGGGCCTCGTGTGATTAAAGATAAAACGACCCCGAAAGTCGGAAAGTTCGACCAAAGTCCGACCAACCACACCCCCCTTGGAAGCCTTAAACCAAGACTTACGTGATACTGGTGAGACCAGGGGACATAAAAAGACCCCTGCCGAAGCAGAGGTCTCCACCCGAGGTCTCCGGCGGCAGTTTAGACGGCAAACGCCAGAGTTTCCTTAGGTTTGCGTTTTTTCTTTTTCTTTTCGCTCACTGGCTTGGCCTCCTCTACACAGAAAGTCCCCTTCAATACGTCAGTAAACAGCTCCTGGAATTGCTTTACCACCACGTCCCAGCTATAAATTTCACTTGTGGAGCGTTCATAGCATGCTTGAGCCACGCGATCCAGCTCTTCACGGTCCTCATAGAGTTCAGCAAGAAGCTCAGCCAAGTGATCAACCGAGGGGCATGGCATCTCACGACCGAAATTGACATCTACATCTATGTGCTCGCAGCGAATGAGCTTGCCGTAGCCCTCAAAGATCTCTTTGCAGGACGTGTGATCAGGTACCACCTGTGCCACGCGACAGGATGCGTGCTCATGGTTGACAAGACCATGACCTTCGCCTTTGCAAGTATTAACGCCAACGTCAGCAGCGTTGTAGATGATGTTTAAAGCTTCTACCGGTACGTTTGGCGGTTGCATAGAAGGCGCAGTCATGACGATGCGACCATTTGGATCAAGACCATTACGACTCATGGCACGACCAAACATCGGCATAATGTCCCAGCCTTGGTCTTTAAGTCCCATGTGTAGGTAAAGCTTTGCGTCAGGACGGCCTACAGCAAATTTGGCAAAGGCTTCGACTGTGATGTCAATACGTTTACGGAATTGGTTACGGTTACCGTTAAACACAATGAAATCATTTTCATCTAGTCCCAGTTGCCTCCGTGCTTCCTTTTTGTCCCCTGGGGTAAACTGACCTTGAGTGACGCCATGAGGAATGATAGCAATCGGCTTTGTGTATCCGGCTCGTACAATTTCTTTCGCTCCAAATTCTGTGTAACAGATTGAGGCATCCCACTCGTTCATGGTGTCAAGTAGACAACCGAGCCATGCGTAGGAGTCCATGGGGTAGTAGCCCACAAATTTAAAAGCACCGGTCTTGTGGATGTCTGCAATTTGTCTATAGATCTCGTTCAAGATCCACAGGTCATTCATTACGAAGACAAGGTCTGGCTTTTCAGTTTCAACAACCTCACGAATGCGCTGCTCACCGAAAGGCGCCTGCTGGAACCGGTTGGAAGAAGGGTAGATCTTGTATTTACTGCATAACGGATGCGGGTCACCCCAGTAGTTATTACCAAGAACAACCACCTCATACTCATCACAGATCCGTTCAAGTACGTTTTCAGTGACACGAGCAAATCCAGTCATGGCAATAATATCGCCAGACCAGAGCAGCTTAGGTTTTTTAGACATTTCATCCAGATTTCTCTGGACTAACTATACACAATTTAAAGGAGTAACTGATCTTACCAATTCCTTTTCATCAATGTTTTGCGCTTTGAGTTTACTTTTCAAAAACTCAGCTGCTTTGTGGGTTTGTGTTTTGTCACCACAGGTGTAGAGATCGATTGCTGCATACTTCATCTCCGGCCACGTATGAATGGAAGCATGCGACTCAGCAAGAAGCGCCAAGAGGGTAACGCCTTGCGGTTCAAACTTTTCCCCAATAATCCGAAGGATGTTTGCACCAGCCATTACAAGAGAAGCTTCAAGCAATCGTTGAAGCTCCTTGTAATCATCGAGGATCTCTGGATCGCAGTCGTAGAGATCCAAGATTAAATGGCGACCGTTACTCACATGTCTGGTGCGTTTTCATCCATTATCTCATCCGTAGTTGTTGTTAGCACGGTTCCGTAGAACTCCTTGTATTTTTCAGGATTTGCGGCGACTTCAACGATGGACGGATAGCCGTCGTACTTGGTCTCATTGGATTCACGTACGGCAGCATTGATGATGCGGAGACCCTTGCTGTTTTTGGTGCCGTAGACATTGATCTTCAGCTGGTGACGGCAGATGTCAAGGAAGAGTGGTTCAAAACGACCACGTGACATGATGCCAACGTTACAGCTACGGCAGAATTCTGCATAGCTTGCGTACAGCCATTTGTTCCAGTTGGTGTAGTAACCAGATCCACCACCGGCCTGGATCTTACAGAAACCAACCGGTGTCGAGATGTCCGGATCAAAGACAACCTTGTGATCCATCCAATCAAGCAGCGGGTTGGAACGCAGACTTTGCGTCTTCTCGTACTTCTGAAAGAAGCTGACGTTTTTGCCGGTTTCCATGAGGTAGGAACGCATATCCTCCTCTTGCATATCCAGAAGCCAGTTCACAAGACCTGGCAGCAAGGGAGCAAAGACACCCTCTGGATTCCCCTTGGAGTCAAATTTAATGAGTTCTTTTTGTTCGGCTTGCCCTCCAGTAAATGGACGATCAAACGGAATAGTGAGACGACGGCGAGCGAGACCAGAAGTGTAATCAGTGGACTGAATTGCTTCATTGGCTGTGATCATCACCATCCCGTGGTACTGGAATGGATCTTGACTTTCGCTTTGGTACTTGCGTTCCGAACGGATCCAGTCGTTACCGGTGATGGCTTTTAGTTTGGAAACGGAACCACCCCAGCGGTCTGCATCTTGGAACAGCAGAAGCTTTTTACCCATATAGCTTGCTGCTTCAAAGCGGTTTTTCTCCAGGTTTTCAAAGTCCGTTGAGTAAGTATTTTGTTTACCAACCAGTGCTACTGCGAGGTTTGCATAGGTGGATTTGCCCGATTTACCAGGACCCACAATCTCAACAAACTTTTGGATTTCATAGCGTCCAAGCAGTGTTGCCCGCAGCCACGCACGAAGAACTTGAGCACGATGCCAGCTGTCGTGTTGCGTATGTTTCAGCCATTTAATGATGTCTTCACATGTAGCAGACGGATCGTATTCATAGGGCATCTGCTGAATAAGGTACAGATTTTTATCAAAAGGCAGTAGCTGCCTGGTACCCACATCCAAGACACCGTTTGTGAAGAGAAGGTAGTCCGAACCGTCGTACCATTCATCAAAAGGAATGATGGATTGCAGTTGAGCATATACATCATTCATTAGGTTTGTGCTGAAACCCTTAAAGTTTTCTTCTGTTTCCACAAGGACTTTAAGTTTTTCCCTGATGTCACCAAGCATTTCAATCTTGGTCAGAGGCTCCCAAAGTCCTTTGCGGTAGTTATATAAGAAGAACTGACCATGGGGTTGACTGTACCGGAGATTGCCGGTATACATGGCAAACACTTTATCCGATACCAGGTCAGATGAAATCCTTTCCTTTTTTTCTTGTTCTTGCTTTTTACTCGTGCGCTGCTCCAGCGTACGGCTCTTTGTATTCCAGCTATCAACAGTGTTTTGATCAAATGTTTTCTGAGAAAGCGCCATTTGTTTTAAATCTTCGTCAATTTGTTTTGCCAGTTCAGCAACGTGCTCCAGCGTTGCGTCATCAACATTCATTGCCAGGTGATCTTTTGATTGCTGCCACCCATTCTCCTGAGCAACATGAATCAAAGAACCAAGAGTTCGTCCACCACCACGACTAAAGGAAAGCCAGCGCCGATGACACTCACCTTCTTGATACTTATCTGATTGCCGAGACCAGTTATCCCACTCATCCAACAGGCTTTCATCCAGTGAATGAAGCGACTGACCAACTGTGATCCAGATGTCGTAGTCATCACAGGCTTCTGGAGGCATACCCCACATAGCCTCTTTGGCTACCTGGATGTCGCGATCCAGCTCAATAACGGTTTGAACAACAGATGTTGGTGTAACCATCCGTGTTACTTCACGGGCCGGCTTCCCTTGCTTGACATTTTTATTGATGATTGCATTCAGCAGCCAATCAGGGAATTCAGGTAGTTTGTCAACCCATTCAAACCCTTGATTTTCGTCGGTGAAGTATCCATCTGTTTCTGGATGCAACCCCATTAGCACGCCTTGGTGACGCTTCCAGAGGATCTCAAGTTTCTCTTTATTTTCTTCCCCGTGCCAGGTGTATTTGTTACGCAGGAAATGCTTGTGTTTATCTCGGTTTAAACGGTAAAGCTTTCGTTCACGTCCGATTTTTCCACTGAGAATCGTCAGTGTTGGAGGAAGAGCATTGTTGAACGGAAGACCTGAGATTTCTTCCACAAGTGGGTATACGCTTGGTCCATCAACGTCAACCCACACCAAACCATAAGGATGATTGTAGACAGGCCCACCGAGTAGACCAACAGCTTTGCAATCACCAGAGACGAGTTCTTGTTCAATGTCTTGAACGCTAAGGGGTTTGTTTTGCCAACCGGAGAGGTATGGATCTTTCCTAGGCCCAAGCGGTGTGAGTGGCCAATCCAGCGGAATGAGGTCAAGACGGATTTCACCAGGTTTTAAGGCGTATTGATTTTGCGTCATTGGGGAGATACGGGGTCTTTTACTGTTACTTTAAAGTCTCGCTCCGGGAATGAGCCCTCCTTTAATAGAAGAAAAGCATGGAGGTGCATCGGTGTGGGCAGATAAAAACAGTCCCCATCCACCGCATTCATCATGCGACTCATGAGACTATTCATCCACTCACCCATGCCAATGACGTGTACGTCCATGGGGAGGGCCTGGTTGTGTATCTCCTTATCCTACGGCTGCCAATCTGAAGAGCCCATCAAGAAATAATTAAATCACCGAGTCTTATTGGACTCAAGTTCTTTGTATTGCTTGCGTTTATCCATTGCCTCAAACTCTCTCATGAGTTTGTTGTAAATCTGTACAGCATCTTCTTTTGTTACAACCGCTTGCTCACAGGCGATCGTCCATGCCAGGCGCTTCCTGCACTCCATCTTGCCGTTCGGGTTGTAAGCCATCAGTGTACCAAGGTGCGCGTAGTTCCATTGCCCCACCTAGCTTTTGTGATTCACCGGTTTGGAGCACAGGGTCGATTGGATATTCGCGGTAGATCGGTTTGTTTTGTTGTTCCCGTTCTAACTCAGCTTGGATCCGATTATCAAATTCGATCATATCAAGCCTGGCCTTTAGCTTGGCTTCAAACCAAACACGATTCCACCACCTAATAATTTCTTGAATTATCTGCGCAAAAAGAGTATTAATCATGGACTTATAATTAACAAAAGTAATATATTTATTATGCCAGCGGCACCCAAAAAACCTGCAGCTCCTGCGCCTGCAGCAAAGAAACCTTCTGCACCCGCACCCGCACCTGCAGCAAGAGCAAACACTCCTAATTTTGCTTTAGATACTTATAAATCTGTTTTAAATAATCTTCAAGCTAGCAAAGCCGCATCGAAGGCAGCACCAGCTCCAGCTGCACGTCCAACTCCTGTTGCAGGACGACCAGCCCCTGCTCCTGCGCCGACGCGTCCAGTGGGTTCGCCTACTCCAGCAATGCCACCATCTTCTCCGATTGGGTCGCCTACTGCTGGGTTCCCCGCACCAACTCGTCCTATCGGCTCTCCAACTCCTAGTTTCCCACCTTCCTCTCCAATCGGTTCTCCCACTTCTGGCTTCCCAGCACCAACACGTCCGATTGGTTCACCTACTCCAGCTTTCCCTGCGCCGACTCGTCCTATTGGATCACCAACCCCAGCATTCCCTCCCTCTTCTCCAATCGGTTCTCCAACCGCTGGATTCCCAGCACCAACTCGTCCCATTGGATCACCAGTCCCTAGTTTCCCCGCTTCTTCTGCGGTTGGCGGAACGATGCCTGGAATTGGTGGCGGCGTTGCTCCAGGACAGAAGCCTCCTGGCTATGTGCCTCCAATGACTACACCTAAAGCAATTATTGATAAGTTTCCAACACGTACGTCGTTGAATCCTTCGATCTTTAATTTTTAGATAAGGTCAGGATCGTAGGCATTGCAGTTCTCAATCTGCGTGTAATACTCCTCTACAATCTTCAACCAATCCTCCCGAAGAGAATCTAAAAATCTTCGGGAGATTTTAAATATTTGAGTACGCACAGGCGTCGAAACCAAGATTGCTGCTTGCTGTACAGTCATGCCAAGAGTTTGCTCAATGGCAATGTCATAAGCCGCAAGCTGTTTGCAGGTCTTCTTGAATTTCATGTGACCACCGAGAAGATCCCTCCACTCCTGGGACCCCTTCTCCAAATCTTTTGGCCACTTACGGCTGTATGGTTTGACGCTGGTCTTTAAGTCAGCAAGCGTCAGTTTGTTGTTGGCGACAGCAATAATATCAGGAGCGCCAGCCCAAGCACGGCCTTCGCTGTCACAACCCCAGACGCGTGCAACGTCATCAGCACCAATAGTAAAGTCAAACTTATCAAGCACTGGCGACTCGGCCCACAGCACCTCCTGAAATTGATCCAGGATTGGTGGCATGCCTGCCCAAAAGTCTGCATATTCATCTTTGATTTCCGGATTTTTATTCCCTTTGAGGTACTGCTCCATACCATAGTGAATGGCAGTGCCTCGTTCAGCCGCTTGTTCTTTGACGCCTGGATTTGCTTTCGACCACATTTCGAGCTTCCGTTTGTTTGCTTCGGAAGCTGTTTCGCTAATGATTGTAGTTACGGACGGCGCAGGCCCAGTAGGTAACGGAGTTGTATAGTGACGTTTTCCGTTAAGCGTAATTCTGGCTGCGGTCTTGTTTAGCGACCGCATCATCTCTGGTTGCTCTTCCTTGGCTTGAATCCAAGGATCTGATGTATTCAGTTTAGCAACCATTGATGGTTTTGTATATTGCTGCTAACTTAACATATAAATCAAGGTTGTGTATGGACGGTTTTAATTACGCGATTGCCTCGATCCTTGGGGCAATGTTAGTGGTTATTAGCATGGATGCATACCTGTTCTTCATGGAAGTTGCTTCCCGGCAATGAATAAATTTTTTCTCAGCATCCAAGGCTACGTTTCTTGTCTTGGGTGGCTGCTTCCTGCCTTTTGGGAGTGGGTCCTGGAGATGTCACCTGATCTCCGCTTCTGGAAGTGGCACACTAACTTTGATGATCACCTCTGGTACGCCGAACGCGTCAATGGCCGTCTTGCCATGCTGACACTGACTTTTCTTCTTATTTGGTGCGCAACCCATGGGATCAAACTTAACGAGATTCTATTTTGATTTTGATGATGACTGTCGCACTGGTTGTTTTAAGGACCTTGCGTTCGAGGATGTAGAAACCATTGAGGCCGACGATTACGAAACCGATTTACAAAAGAAAGAAATTTCGTATACTCGGATAGATCTGTAATTTGAGCAATGGAAAATAAGCTGCGTAAACAGCTGCACTGCAAGACGTTTGCTTATGACAAGTCTTTCTATTGCTTTAAACAGGAGATTGAAAAGCTATTCGGCTGCCCCTTAGAAGATTTGCATGAGCAGCTTGGCACCTTTGAACGCGTAAACCTACAAACTTGCCAAAAGACCCTGGCACACCGGGTCTTTTATGCGAACTTTCAACAGAGCATTGGTTATCTATACAGGAATTTAATCAACGACTGTATACGCCCGATCATTGGTGAACCTTTTTACTATCAAACAATTCCTACTTTTCGTATCGGTTTACCCGGTAATTGTTTTGTAGGCGAGTATCACAAAGATTCGTACTATAAACACCAAGCTTATGAAGTCAATTTCAACCTAGGTCTTGCCAATTACGTAGGTGAAGCAGGTTTGCGCACTGAAACTAAACCAGGCTCTGGAGAGTACGTCACACTTGAGTGTCCATACGGCACGTTGTTTTCATTTGATCACATTGATTGTTTGCACGGCTCTGAGCCAAACCAAACAGATAAGACAATGGTGTCAATGGACTTTCGTATTGCTCCCGTTTCTTTATATTACGAAGCAGAAGAAGCTGCTAGTATCAACACCAAGTCTGAATTCCGCCCTGGGGCTTACTTCTCCAGCGAGATTATCAAATGAAGTTACAAGCCAGCGACATTACTCTTTATGCCGTGTGCTTAGAGGGTTCGCCAGTACGGTTTGATTCCAACGCAAAAGTTATTCCGTTTTACGGAGATCAAGGAGAGCATGCCGACGTTAATCCCTACTGGGCTGAGTTGACGTGCATGTACACCTTATGGAATGAATGCGAGAATTCTTTCTTTGGTGTTGTTAATTACCGGCGGAATTGGGAAGAACGCTGCTTAAGTCAAGCGAAGGACGATACGTTGTACATTCCTCGTCACGTCACCTTTCCTTTTTCTATCCAACAACAGTTTTCTCAAGGCCATGGTGGCGGCTTGGATGAAACAGTTGAACTTTCACTGGAACTAGCACGTGACAAAAAGATTCCATTAACGGAAGAAATGCTTCTTGAGATGTGGAACCAACCAAAATTCTTTGAGACTCTGCAGGTAATGGGTCCAAATGAAGTGATGCAAAAGTATTTTGATGTTGTGTTTGACATCCTGCTCCCGATTTGGGAGGAAGGCAAAGATTACTTTATGAGCCGCAGTGGTTACAATAAACGCGGCCCCGCTTTCTTGATGGAACGCCTTCTGACAGCAGTGTTCTTGAATAAGGAGCATTTCTTTGGAAGCCAAAAGATCGAAGAAATTCCTTTCGTTATTTATCGCTGACAATGCAAGTCACTCAAATCTTTTTAACTGACGACGACTCTGAGATGAGTCCGTTTCTTCAGGAGGCAACTGCCAGTGTCAGGCGTTCTTTCCCCAAGCTTGATCACCGCATTTACCGTAACAAAGAAGTTGAAGAATTCCTGGAGGAGCACTATGACGATAGTGTCATCAATGCGTATCACAAAGCCAAGCCTTATTCATACAAGTGCGATCTGGCTCGCTATTGCATTACCAATATTGTTGGCGGTTGGTACTTTGACGTAACGATTCGCTGCCTTGTTGGAGTTGAGTTACCCGCTAATTGCACGTTGCTTGCGTTCAGGGACATCAACCGATACACGCGTGTGTCATGGGCGTGCGATGGTGCGGTCTTTTACAGTCCAGCAGATAGCCCCATTCTTGATGAAGCAATTTTTCAGATTGTCCACAATATTGAAGCTGAATACTACGGAATGACGCCTTTGTGTCCTACAGGCCCAACCGTATGGGGCAAAGCAATTGCCTTAGAACATCGCATGGTTGATGACAAGGTTATCTTTGGTGACTCTATTGAGTTAACGCCCGATCACATGAACAAAAATAAAGCGTTAGTCCTACCGGATGGAACTATTTTTGCTATGAAGAAAACATCCGTTGGTGGCGATTTAACTGCACTTGGCGCAACTGGTGTGAACAACTACAATGAACTCTGGTACACCCGGAATTTGTATGTCAAATGATGCAAAGCTCACGCTGTATGGTGGCACTGGCATCATTGGAACTTACTACAGAGGGATGTACCCATCGCAGTATGTAGAGCGGGACCACTGTTGCCCGTTGACTGAAGATGTGTTGTACCTAATTAGCACCACTGACAATACCAATATCTATACCAGTCCCCAGTTGGATATCCACACCAACTTATCGGTACTTGCCAACCGCCTGGATTACTGCCGCGACTTTGGTATCAGTACGTTTAACTTTGTCAGCAGCTGGTTTGTGTATGGCCCCAGTCATGTGAAGCCTACCGAGCGTTCCATCTGCAATCCCAACGGGTTCTATTCAGTGACCAAGTATGCAGCCGAGAAGTTGGTCATGGAATACTGCCAAGCCCATGGAATGAACTGGCGGATATTCCGTCTAGGGAATGTTTATGGCGGACCGGATAAGGGTACAGAAAAGCGCAACGCCCTCCACCGACTTATTGAATCCTTAAGGAAAGATGAAGACATTAATATTTACCGAGACCTTTCCAGGGATTACATCCACATCATGGACACGTGCCGTGCCATGAACTTTCTGTGTAACAAAGGAGAACTAAACCAGATCTACAATGTTGGCACCGGCATTGAAACAAGACTGTTTGATTGCATTGTTGATGCCAAAAATATTTTGAAATCACGCAGCAAAGTTGAGCGAATCGTTCCGCAAGAAGACTATAATCAAGCCATCAGATTCAGCCTTGATTGCACCAAGTTGTACAACCTTGGTTTCAAGCCAATGCTGACATTACAAGAAGGGTTAGAAGACCTATGTCGCGATCAAAAGTTCTGTACTCCGGTCCGTACTTTGACGGCCGTGAAATAGAAGCTGCGGTTGCGACGCTTCAAGAAGGGGCCTGGTACCCAGCTGGTAAGGAGGTTGCCAAATTTGAGCGTGCTTTCTCCAAGAAGTTTGGTTTTGATTCTTCCTTGATGGTGAATAGCGGCAGTTCAGCCAACCTGGTGATGATTGCCGCCCTCAAAAAGTATTTTGAATGGCCAGACGGAGCCGAGATTATTGTCAGTGTTGTTGGCTTCCCCACTACAATTAACCCCATCATCCAGAACGGACTGACTCCTAAGTTTGTTGACATCACTTGGGATGACCTGAACTGGGATTTGGATCAAGTTGAAAATGCCATTACGAGTCAAACAGTTGCTGTCTTTAGTAGCCCTGTTCTGGGCAATAGTTACGATCTGGATCGTCTACTCGATATCTGTGATCGGCATTCACTGAAGTACATCGCAGACAATTGTGACTCCCTTGGTTCCAAATGGAAGGATGATTACTTGACCAAGGAAGCCGTTGCTGCTTCTTGTTCTTTTTATCCTGCACACCACATCACTACCCTTGAAGGGGGGATGGTGTCTTCCAACTTGCCAGGACTAACGACGTTGGCTCGTCAGTTTGCCTGGTGGGGACGCGATTGTTATTGCGTTGGTGAGTGCAACATGCTGGCTAAGGGTATGTGCGGTAAACGCTTTGATACCTGGCTACCTGATTATGATGTAGTGGTTGATCACAAATATGTGTTCAGCCAGATCGGTTACAACCTCAAGCCGTTGGACTTGCAGGGCGCTGTTGGTTTGGTTCAACTAGAAAAGTTTGATGAAGTCCATACGATTCGTCGTTTGAACTACAAGACCATTGTTGATTATTTCCAGGACTATCCCGATGAAGTTAAGATCGTTGGAGAAAAGCCACAAGCAGAAACGTCTTGGTTTGGCGTCCCAATTGTTTGCGACAATCCAAAAGTTAAGCAAGCATTACAGCAGCATCTGGAAAGCAACGGAATACAAACGCGTAATTATTTTGCTGGTAATTTATTACTGCATCCAGCTTACCGTCATCTTGGCAACGCCAAAGATTATCCCAATGCTTATGAAGTCCTCAAACGTGTCTTCTTCTTGGGTACATCTCCAGCTCTTACATATGATGACATTCATTACGTAGGAGAGATGATCCACTCTTTCATGGTGGAAACCCCCATTGCTATTGATGGTTACAGTTACGGTTTTTTGTTATAGTTCTAGATAGCACTACTTTTGTGTACGGTTCTTTACCTTTTTATAGCTAAGTCATCATGTCAGAATATCAACAAGCGCCAGAAGGGGGCGAAGAGTTTCTTTCCAATCACGCGCAACTTCTCCAAAGTTTATTACTGTCTCGGCAAAATGCTGCTAATCAGTCCTATAGTGAGAACACCGAAGGAATCGGAAATGGCTCTATCGAATCAGGTGAAGGAATCAGTGAGCCAAGCAGCGGGAACGTTGCGTGAAGCATTGGCTTTTGCTGCACGTACTGAACACCCCGTTGTTATTTCAAGCCTGACAGATATTCTTGTACGCCTTGAATCCCTGGATCAAATAGAAGATCTTATGGATAAGTTTGGTAGACCACGCGAGCTTCCATCAAACCTTGGGTGATTGGAAACCACCGACAGAAGAAGAGCGCCTAGATAAATACTTTGATATGTTGCGGCGTGAATTTCCTAATCCACCAAAGGATTGGGAGAAGAATGCTGCGCCATGTAAGTGGGCTAAAATATTAGAAGAAAGAAAAAAGAATCCTGATGGCCCAGGATGATAGCAAGTATTCCAAGCCAGAGTTACGTGAGCGGATTAAAGACCGTGTGATGGCTGGTTCTAAGGGTGGCAAGCCTGGTCAGTGGTCTGCACGCAAGGCTCAGCTTGTGGCGCAGGAGTACAAGGAGGCAGGCGGCGGCTACAAAGGTGGGAAAGGCGAGAAGCAGAAGTCTTTAGAGAAGTGGGGCAAAGAGAAGTGGATGACAAAAGATGAATACGAGAAACGTAGTAAAGCCAAGTCTGCTGCAAAGAAGTATCAGGACAATAAGTAATGGCAGACAAAGCTATACAAAAGGGATATACAAAGCGTTATCTGCCAGAAAGTGCGTGGGCTTCTTTATCTAAAGAAGAACGTCAGGAGACAGATCAAAAGAAAAGAGCTGGCAGCAGGGAAGGAAAACAGTTTGTTTCTAATACCGAACAAGCCAAGAAAGCAGGAAGAGCAGCACGTCGTTACAGAGACAGTAAGTAACTTTATAATCAATTAAGATACATTACTCTCATGGCTGAAGGCAAAAAGTTTGTGCCCGGTAAGGGCATGGTTCCTGCTGGCAAAGCAGCAGCTGCAAAGAAAGAAGCGGTACCTCCCAAAAAGGGAGCCCCCGTACCACCAAAGAAAGGTGCACCTGCCGCTAAACCAGGAGCAAAAAAACCTATCCCACCCAAGAAAAAATAGTGATATCCTGACACCGGAGCAATTCAGCTCTGGGACTAATAGTCGAAAAGTCCCTCCACGTTACGAACGTGGTGCTTACGGCAGCTGAGCGAGAAGGAAGTTATGATCCCGGTATAACCACCGGGATTTTTTGTGACTACTCTTGTAGCCAACGTACCACCAGTCAAGGTTTGGGTACGGCGTGAGTACCTGCGTGACTTGCGTGATGGCCATGGTGAATACACACCAGGGTATTGGGTAACCTGCAAGTCGCTAACCGGACGTGCTTTATATTTTGAAACTTACTTAACTGAGTACGGTGCGCTGTACGACAAGCTTCCCATCAGTGCATTTCTTGCGTGGGATCCCAACCATCCGGAAAAACCAGAAAGTCCAACACCAGACCTGGAGCTAACTGACCTGCAGTTTTGGAATGGTTTTGATACCGGTCTGACGGTAATCGAAAAGAACCTGATCTATAACATGGAGTTTCAGGTTATGACACGCAGTGCTGGTGTAATGACGGGCACATACTTATTTACGATTGACAACTATCATCCGCATAGGAACGAACCTGACTTTTACTTTGCGGAGTTTCCTGATGAGCACAAATCCCATAACATTGTGGCTCTGGACAACGGTCAAATTGGCGCTTATCCCAATAACCGTTGCCGCATGGTTGATCCATCACTGAGCAACCATAACCTTAAAACCCCAGACTTTAAGGTATCAACAAGATACTTTGATGTTGAACACGCCCCCAAGTGGGGTCGTCTTGGGGAATGTGACGATTATTTCTGGAAGACACCAAACGAAAACGATGTAAAATAAATCTGTTCCCCCTCTCTTTTGATGGGGCCACCGCAATTAGTGGGGGTTGCCTCTGATTCAAGCATCTGTACTAGCTGATTGCGTGATAGAGGGCAAGCCACTGTTATATCCTTGAGGTGTATCACGCTTGCTCCATCTATTCGGGGATTAGCGCAGTTTGGTAGCGCATCTGCTTTGGGAGCAGAGGGCCGCAGGTTCAAATCCTGCATCTCCGATCACCTGGTCCGAGCTAATTGGATAAGACGGTTACTGCCGCTGCAGGACGATGTAGGTTCGAATCCTACCCAGGTGCTATCAGGATTCCCAATAAATTGCATTTATCAAGAATACTGATAAATTATATTTACGTCTGATAAAAACTATACGTGGCTTGGGCTGATGCCAAAAAACGTATCGATAAGAATCGACAGAAGCTTCTGGATTACAAGAAGACTTTGCAATGCAAGAAGTGTGGGTTGGATGATCACCGTGTCCTCGAGTTCCACCATGTAGGTGATAAGGACAATAACATTTCATCCATGGTCAACCATGGTTACGCCTGGAGCAGGGTCGAGCAAGAGATTGAGAAGTGCATCCCGCTCTGCTGCAACTGTCACAGGCTTGAACACTATTAAAAGTCAAGTGCAAGACGTGGTAAGTCAAATTTAGTTGGTGCTGCTGCACCAATGTTTGCAGCACCGAAGCGAGACTTTAATAAAACAT